TTCGTTTTCAGTAGTCTCGACGACCATTTTAGCTTGGTCGAATGATAGTGTTTCAGTTAAGTTTAACATCTGTTATTCCTTAATCTCAATTAAGAACCAATTGTACTTTTAGTATTGGCTCCAGTTTCGCCTGCGCCTTTTTTCTCTGCGCCATGGCCTTTAGCGTTTGACATACTCTTAGAAGCTTTTCCGCCTGGTACATTTACGTTACCTGCATTTTCTTCTTTAGAGGACATTGCTGAACCGCTTGTAGAACCTTCGCCGCCTGCGGCTATGTTACTTGCTGTTCCACCCATGTCATTTTTTGAAGCAACTGGTGATTTCGCTTTGTTGTCTTCGCCTTTTGGCTCAGCAACTTTTTCTACGTACTCACGCATTTGTTCGCCAGCTGTTTTTGCTTTGCTTTCAAATGGCATTGCTTCGTCTTCTACGCTAAGTTCGGAAGGAACTTCAATAGCTTCTTCCTTGTCTTCATCACCTTCGTCATCCATGTCCATGTCAGCGGCATCTTCGTCGCCTTCATCGTCACCTTTGTCGCCAGCCATCATTTTTTCAAATTCAGCTTTTAGGTCATCAAGAGCATCTTCTAGGTCAACTACACGGTCTTCGATTTCTTCTTCATCGCCACCCATATCGTCGCCTTCACCTTCTTCGCCATCTGCTTCGATGTCACCCATCATATCGTCAGCGGCATCGCCACCCATTGGGTCAGCTTCTGGTGTAATTTCTCCGAAATTTTCGTCTGTTTTTTCGTCTGTAGCTTCTTCAACGTCTTCGTCTGATGCTTCATCAACTTCTTCATCTTTTGATGCTTCATCTACTTCTTCGTCAGTAGCTTCGTTTGTTTCTTCGTCGTCTGAAGCCTCATCTACTTCTTCGTCAGTAGCTTCGTTAGTTTCTTCGTCTTTAGACGCTTCATCTACTTCTTCGTCTTTTGCTTCATCGACTTCTAAATCTTCTAAATCGTTTTCTAGCATCTTTTCATAGATACCACGTGACTTTTCAATAACAAACTCGTGAAATAGCTCATCTGCGCCAGCACGGTCGTTATTGACAAGTTTTTCGAGCATTTGCTCTAATTTATTGTCTGCCATTGTTTTCTCCTATAGTTTTATTAAGTTGTAAGGCTGTCTAGTATTATTTACACTATGATTTAAAAATACACGGATAACGGCGTCAAAACGAGCTCGTTTTGGCACAAACCGTCTAAAAATCATAATATCTTTTAAACTCACTGACTTTTATGTGAGATAAATTCGTACATTTCTTTAATTGTTTCGGTACAAAGTCATCATCATCGGCAACAACTCTTATGTATCTTTTGCCTTGATGAGAATCGCACGTTGAAGCTGTTTGTCTCTCCCAATTACCAAAATATGTAGCAGGATCTCCAACTTTCTTATAATTGTGTGTTCCTGCGTACAAGTTATTTACCACATTTCTGTTGCCATGTTTGTCTAATTCACCGTGAAAATCAAATCCTAATATATAAATTGTATCGTGTTTATGTGTACTTGCTAGCCATAATGCTGTAGGACCACTACTCCAACCTTTGCTAGGCTGAAAATATCTGAATCCTTGCATACCATTAAATTGTTTATTTGGATTTGTCCATACTTCGTGCTCCATTTGCCATTTAGCATGGTTTATTTCTAAGATCATTTTTACATCAACAGCGACTAAGTAATCAGGCTCAAAGTGCCTGAACATTGCGTTACATGCATATATCTTTCCGTAGTTTTTAAGTGGGTATAAGTCTATGTCTTTACGGCTCGTGCCATTACCTATCACAAAGGCTACAGTCATTATACATCATCCTATACTTCAGGTTGTGCTTGAATACCGTACATTTGACGTACAAATTCTAATTCTTTAACTTTCTCTTCGTTGTGTAGTTCTGATGCCCGGCGAGCTTTATTAATTTGTCTAAGTGTCAATCTTGTTTTACGTGTGTCATCACGATTAACAATGCTCTTGTCATCTGTGGCATCGTAGCTCTTGTCCTCAATAGGATCAACAGTTTCTTTATCAAAATAAAATAATTCTCTTAGTATCATGCTAGTATTTATGCCGGAGGCGTTTCGCCGCCTGCATCTCCCCCTCCGCCTGCATCTGGTGTTGTTACTGATTCTGGTCCTCCAGTTTCTCCTGTAGCAACTCCTTCTTCACCTTCTGGTGCAACATCTGCTCCTGCACCTAGGTCACTTTCAATACCTGCTCCACTAATTCCTGCACCTCTCATTTCGCCTGCGGCATCTGTCGGTTGTGCAGACAGTGTTTCGTCATTCTCTTCTCTCCAGTAACGTTCATTTTCTGCAAGCTCTGAATCACTCATTCCTAAGAAACGTTTCATTGCATATCTATTACTAATAAATGGAATAGCTTGGATCTGTGCAAACGTACCGATACGCTGATTATCTAATTCACTTTGTCTATAACTTGCAAAGTTTTGCGGTGGTTGAAATAATAAATCAAACATTGCAATATCAACGTTTATACCTTTTTCTAGTAGATAGCGTTTAAATTCTTGATTAAACACTTCAGCTATTAAATTTTGTAAACGCTCACAGTATTTGTTAAAACGTAATTCTTGAATATATGCTGTACCAACTCTTCCATCATTGAAAGAACTTTGTCCTTCGTCTTGTGCGGCCGCTGGTAAGTATGAACTAGGAATACGTAGTCCTCTTACAAGTTTGTTAGTAAAATATTTAAGGTCGTCGATTTCGCCTAAGTTAGTACCGCCTGGTAGTGTTTCAACTTTTGATCCTCTACCTTCTGCTGTTTGTGGGAAAAAGTAATCTTCATTAGTTGATAAAGGATTGTAAGCACTGTCTATGACAGATGTACCGCCTCCTGTCTTCGATGGTATCCTTCTTTGATGTATCTCAGTTTTGACTCTTTCAACAAACTGCATCGCTAGGTGCGATGGCATATTTCCTACATCAACATAGAACACTCTACGTTCAGGTGCTCTTTGTGTTCTGTAGATAATAATAGCATCTTCTAATAATTCTTTTTGTTTGTATACTTTAAATATACCTTCTAATAAACTGTTACCAAATGGAGCATTGTTATCTAAGCCTTCGCTTAAACTTAAATGTACCATATGTTCTGCACTTATAGCATGTTCTTTTGTTTTGTCGTGACCAAAGCGTCCTGCACTTGCACCAGACGTATGAGTATTTCCTACCATACCACGAACGCCACCTGTTAGGTATCCGTCGCCTCCGCCTGTAGCATTTCCATTAGTAGTATATGGAGTTGTTGCTACTTTGTCAACAAAGTTTAGATTAATATCTTTTATAATGTATTGTTCTGGTTTTTTACCTTCTGATTCGTTAACAATAATACTTGATACTTTTGCAGGATCAACGTGATGCCATTTTGTAGTTTCTGGATCTCTGATAAAGAAAGCATCGCCAAACTTAAAAACATTACGAACAATTTTAAACATACGTGTTCCAAAATCATTCATCTTAGTCCATTGTTGTAAATATTGTTCTAAAACTTTTACTTCAGAATTAGTAGCCATCTTTTTAAAATCAATACTAAAACTAGTTTTGTTAATAGGATTTTGTTGTGAGCAAAATTCAGCTAGAATATCTAGTGCCGCATTTACTTCACTGTCTTGATCCATTACATTATATTGTCCATAACGCTCAACTCTATTAGGAGCGCCTGTATATACGTCTGGTAAAAAACTTGAATAGTTTGATCTTGCCGGTCCTGGCTGTGTTCCTTGCCCTACTGAAAGAGGGCTACGTGTTCCTGCTTCGCCTTCTACCGGTGTAAAATATCTTTTCCAACTCATTATTTGTTCCTTATCCAGCCATTATGTTGCCGTTAAGAGCTTTTACGGCTGTTGTATTCTTTTTAGTTAAATCAATGAGCTGTAACATATTAGTATTTAACATCGCAAGCTCACTATCGGCTCCAGTCTTGGTTTGAGCTTTTGCTTCTTTTGTTTCTGGCGTTTCTTCGTTTTTATCAGTATCAGCAGATGAATTATCAGCTTCTTCTTCGCCTTCCCACCATTTTTTAAACCAGCCTTTTTCTTCTTTATTTGGGCCGCCACTACTGTTTACTGAATCAGGATCGCCGCCTCCAAATCCGAAGAATGACTTGATTCCTGAAAATGCATCAGACATCCAACCTTTTAATCCTTCCCAAATTTTGCCAATTCCTTCTGTAATCCATGCTGTCATTTCTCCATCAAAGAAAGCAAAATCAATAGCTACGAATGCTCCTGCTATTGCGGCCGCAATCGCACCTCCAATTAAAACTGGCAATGATAGTAATGCTCCGCCAGCCGCCATAAGACTTGTTCCTAATGCTGATGCAATAGCCGCGGCTTTGACTGCAAATGCTCCTGTAATAAAGCCCATTATTTTTGTACCAATTGTAAGACCAATACCTTTTAAACCTGTTGCAATTGCTGTAACAATAGCCCCACCTTTAAAGAACGCTAATATTCCAACACCTAACACCACCATTGCATCATAAACATAGCCCATCAAACTATCTATTGCAGAATTAAAAAATCCTGCAGGATCTTTTTTGAAATCGTCTGCCCATTGTTTTAATGTTGGTAATATATCTTTCATATATTCTACAGCTTTTTTGAAAGCATCTGTACTCAAAGTTATAGCATCGTCGATAAGATCTTTACCGTCTGTCTTTAACCATTCCCAGGCATCATTCATTGCGTTTTCAACAATGTGTTTGTTGTCTTCAAATAAGTCTGTTGCTGTTTCGTAATCTGGAATTAGATCTGCTATTGCCTCTGCCGCTTCTTTGAATGCATCTGTACCTGTTAGTAATGCTTGTGTTCTACCTGATAAATCTTCAAGTGTAGTAACACTATTACCTACGGCAGTTGTTAATTTGTCTCTAGCTGACTGTTCGTTGTCAATAGCTGACTTAGTTGTTTCAACAGTCATTTGTAATTGTCCAGCAATTTGTAATGCACTACCAAATGCACTATTCATAGATGCATCAATACCACCGTCTTTGAATCTAAGTGCTAATGCTTTCATTTCGTCGCCAACTTGTTTTTGGAAGTTGTTGAATGCCGCTGGATCCATATCTTCTATATCTTTAGCAAACTGTCTAAATGTAGGACTGTTAGCCATTAACTGTTGTGTGACAGGATCATTAGCAATACCATCTGCCATATCAACAAGTGCCGCTTCAAACTCTGGTGATTTGGATGCCGCTAATTGTAAGTTATTTCTAAATTGATTCATTTGATCAACGGACATAGTTGACATAGCGGCTTGTCTACGTATATCTGTATTTTTAGCTCTCATTTCTTCTTCGAGCTGTTTTCTACTCTTACCTGTAAGTCTTGCAATTCTATCTAGTTCCAACGAGTATTTTGCTGTGCCATCAGCTATCTGAGCATCAGTCATAAATCTATCTCTGCCTGTTGAAACTAATAGTTCGTTGTAACTGATTAAATTTTCGTTAAGTTCTTCTGTAGTAACACCCATTCCTAATAGTTGTCTACCTAAATCTCCTGTACGTAATTCTTTTGAAAGCCTACCAAATCTTCGTGTACCATCTTGCACACTAACTCCAAACATTCTTAGTCCTTCTGAATTACCAGCAATAGTTTTTGCAAGTGTTTGCATAGATAATGCAGATTGTCCTGCAACTTGTGTTATTTCAAACATATTGTTGCCAAAGCCTGCACCAATTGATGATAGTTCTTTGAACTGGTTCATCTGGTTTTCGATGATCCCAGTCATTATATTCAGTCCGGGAACGTTCTTTGTAAATTCGTGTATGCTGTTTTTGCCTTCAAGTAAGCCTGTAGCAAGACCTGTAACAGCACCAGCCGCGGCACCAATGGTGCCTACGATCATATTAAATGCACCACCAACTACACTACTAGCCGCAGATGCCATTTTATTAATAGCACTTGCACCATCTTTAGAAGCTGTACCTAGTTTTTTGACTTCTTTTGATGCTTTCTTAGCTTCAGGACCTACGCCACTACCACCTCCAGCGCCTCCCTGACCGTCAATTTGACCAGGTCTACCGCCTAAGGCTTTGAGTATTTCACGTAATGTTTGCTCTGAAGCCGCATTATCCGCTTGTACTTCACCAATTCCCGGTATATCTATTTTTACTGCCATTAATTAAATGCTCACTTAATCCGAATCCATAAATACATACACATATATGTTAATACTATTTAGCAGGAGAAATAAACATGGTAGATAATAACTTCCCACCAAACATGGGACAGCAAGGTATTCCAATGGCACAACCGCAAGGTAACCCATTAGCGAAACACCTTAGACAACCAAAGATCTACATCAAATTGCCAAGTAACGGTGAGTATTGGCCAGGTAAGTCTTTGGAAAAGACGGAAAACGGTGAATACCCAGTTTACGCAATGACAGCAAAGGATGAGATTACGTTTAAGACTCCCGATGCATTATTAAACGGACAAGCAACAGTTGATGTAATTCAAAGTTGTATGCCTAATATCAAAGACGCATGGAAGTGTCCATCAATTGATTTAGACATTATCCTAATTGCAATTAGACGTGCAAGTTTTGGAGAAAAGATGTCAATGTCAGCAACTATTCCTAAAACCAATATTAATAAAGACTTTGAACTAAGTCTTCAAACAATTTTTGACAATTATATGTCAAAAGAATTTGTTCATACTTTTGCAATTGATGGTTTCAAAGTTCAGATCCAACCTTTGGATTATAGAACAATCACTCAAGGAATGATCAAAGCATTTGAAGAACAAAGAATTTTTTCAATCATAGACAATGATGATCTAGGCAATGAAGAAAAACTTAAAAAATTCCAAACTAGTTTTTCTAAACTTACAGATTTAAATGTTGAAACACTTGTTAAAAGTGTAATAGCTATTCAACCAGATGATTCACCTGAGGCTGTAGTTAATCCAGTACACTTGAAAGAATTTTTGATGAATACTGATGCAAAAATTTTCAATCAGATCAAAGATCATATTGAAGCTGAAAAGAAAAAATTTACACAGCAACCATTAGAAGTAAAAGCCACTGATGAAGAAATGGAAGCAGGGGCTGATTCTACTTACGAAATACCTATTACATTCGACCAAGGTAATTTTTTCGGATAAGGATCTTAACGTGGAGCCTCGAAAAAATCCAAAACGAGGTTAAGGTCCTAGAGGGCGAGGTCAAGCAAATAAAAAATGAGATGATACGTATCTCTTGGTGGATGCGTGGCGGAATACCGTTAGACGATTGTTATTTGTTAGACATGGACGATAGAGCTATAATTTCAGACCTTATCAAAGAAAATATGGAATCTGCTAAAAAGTCAGGTATGCCTTTTTGGTAGGATTATGCTTTTTGCTTTTGTTTCTTAGGAGCAGTTACAGTATAACCTTGTGATCTCAAAAACTTAATTGCACTTGCAACGTCCATTGTAGGAGTTGCCATTGCTTTCGCATCTGATTTAGAACTAGATGCACTAGCCGTATTTGAACTAGATCCTTTAGCTGTATCTGCAGGAGCATCGCCGTAACTACTTTTAGATAGTCTGTTGCCCATTTGCTTTTGAAAGCCTTGCTGTACAAAACGTTTGATAATTTTCTTTGCTTGTCCACCGGACAGTTTTACATCAACTTCCATAAGTCTTGCTTCACTGTACATACTTTCAATACCTGGGAGATTAGGTTGATCTGGAGTAAGTCCTGTTGGTTCAGGAGAAAGTTTTTTCTTAAGTTTGCTAGCCGCTTGTCCTACTTTGCTTGCTCCGGACTTAGCCGCGCCAGCGGCCGCTTTAGCGCCTTTAGCAACTTTTTTACCTGCTTTAGAAGCTTTTCTACCTAGACTAGGTTCTTGATTAACATACGACATTACGTCACTAGGTTTACTTACAAAACCTTTTGCTTTTAGAAAATTAGCAAGTCCTTTAGCAGTCATACCGCCCATTTTAGGATCTTGTTTGCTTACAGCAACAAAGTCTTTGTATATATCAGACACTTCTTTGTCTAATTCAACATCTAGCTGTGCGGCTTTGCCCATAGCTGTGTTTTTTCCCAGTGTTCTTTTTAAAAATCTAATAGGACCTTCGTCAACTTGCTTAGATTCTGTTAAAACGTCGTATACTTTCATAGTTAGTCTCCCGATTAATTATATTTATACTTTTGAATTGATAATTACATATTAAATATCAATTATGATAACACGATATCGCATTGTTGACAACGCGGATAACGAAATCGAAGTTCTAAACAGCATTGAAGAAGCAGTACAGTATATTGATACTATGCGTGAACAACAGCCTCATTTAGAACTTAGATATGAAACTTTCGAAGTTAGCAGTGTCAAACCAGGCTTTGGAAGAGATCCGGAATTACACTAAATATTCATCAGATGTGCAATCCATACGTATACTTTATATTAATAACTCTAGTATTGTTATGGACTGTTTACAAGAATAATTAGAAATGAGCTAAAGCTCATTTAGTTTTCGCTTACGCTCAAACTTTACACTTCGTTTGTGATAGAAGTAATTACTTGAATTAAAGCAATATCACGTAAGTGATATTGTAATTGCTTCATGTAGATTGTTTCAGTCAGACGGAACCTAACAGCGGTTCCATCTAATCTTGGTCTTCATGTGAGTTCGTCACAGCCGAGATTCGGAAGTAGGTATTTGACTTTGCTACATGGGCTCTGACCTTTCCCAACCTACGTCGACATCACGAAAAAATTTGCAAAACCGCTTTACCGCTTCGCGGATTTCTTCGCTATCTCCCGCTTCGTTCCCTTGCGTGGAGTTTTCGTAGCATACAGCCTGGTGGATTCGCTAGTTCTGAACATGTGGTCATGTCCTCAAAGCGGATCGAGCAACCCCGATCAAACAGTATCCGTATTTTGCCTATAATGTTTTTAAGTGTTCTTTAAGAATTTTTGAACCGCCTACACGTACATTGATAATTCCATTGTAGTAATCATCATTTTCTAGTACTCTGCGTTCAAATTGTTCTCTGGCCTCTAAGTAACTTGCAATGCCTCTGCTTGGACAGTAGTATAATATTTCTCTAGTGAATTTGTCTTCGCCTAGTTGTGCAACATCCGCAATCAATCTGTCTGAAGATCCCCAATAGTCTCTCCAGTCTGACTCCTTTGTTCCACGTCTTTTGTTTTTTTTGCCTTTTAGCGGTGGCTTCGTTGTTTTGAATTTTGCTAGTTTCTTGCCTACGTACTTCATGCCATTGACTGTATTTGTTATCAAGTAGACAAATGCTTCTACATCCTCTGGTATTTCTTCAACATTTTCACCTTGATAAGTCCATTGCATATTGGTACTTACCGTCGCCTATGATTCTGGGGCCTCTTTTTTGGAATTGTGTTTGTAGTGAATTTCATCCATACGTTCTTTGGCTAGTAATCTTATCTCACGTAACCATTTTCTGCTTTCTCTATGTGTTCGTACAGAATTACGAGCTTCGAATTTCTCGTTTGCCTTAAAATATGCCATATATGCCTTAGTTAATTTATCGTGCGTATCATCCATTTTGTGCTATTCCTATGATACGTTGTATCAAGCTGGCAAATCCAACCTGTCTCTGCATGGTTAGTAATTCTTTAATACCCAATCCGCGGAAACTTTCTAGTGTTAAATTTGCTATTTCGCTTTTTTGTTCACCATTTACAATATCTACAATTACTTTTGCTGTGCCTTTGGTCATGTATGATTCAGCATCATGTTGATATGACATGGTTCCATCATTATTTGCTTTACCTACTACCCATAGACTACTTACACAACCTCTGATTTTATTATCTTCTGTTTTGTGTTCTTCTGATAATGGAGGTACTTCCTTGGCAAGATCAATGATATACTGTAATCTATCATGCCCTTCCAAAGGACTCATTTCTTCGCCACGTGATTTAATCTTATCTATTATCATTCATTATGTATTTCAACATCATTCTCATATGATGTGAATCCGTTTTCCTTTATTACTTTGAGAACATGTGTTACTCTTCCTACTAGTTCGTCTTTGTGTGAGATAAGATATACATTTTTATCTCTTTCACGACCCATCTTCTTGAGAATACCTAGTGAATTCTCAACTCCGCTAGTATCCATACCGCTATCAATAAGCTCATCGATGAATAACAAGTTGATATTTTGATACAAGCTCTCCCAAACATCACGGAATGCAAAGCTCATACCAAGTATTAGTCTATTACGCTCACCTCTTGATAGATTATCAAAGTCTAAATCTTGTCCTAATTGTGTGATTTCTACAGCAAGGTCATTTTGGAACACAACTTGATGTGGTAATCCTAGTTTATCAAGATAATGTGTAAGTCTGTTGTTTAGATATGCCAAGTTTTGATCAATAATTTTCTTACGTATAAAACTGTCTTTGTTGGTAAGCAGTTTTAACATAAAGTCTTGGTGTTCTTTGTAACTTGTAAGATCGTTTACAGTATTCCAGTCAATTTCTTGTATTGCACTATTCTTTAGTTCGTCAATTTGTTCTTGATAAGGATCTACTTCTGCTTTTGCACGGCTAAGAGCTTCTTGTAATTGTGCAACATTTTGTTTATGATCGTAAACTTCTTTGATAGTTTCATAGAATGTAGTAGGCTTACCATTGATATCTCCAATTTCTTCTAGTGCTTGTGTAACATCAACTACTTTATCACCTACTTCTTTTTGATATGCTATTGCATCTTCAAGTTCTTTATTTTTTTTGACTGCTAGTTCTTCTTTTTTGTCGTCGTGTAGTGTTTGTCCGCATGTATGACAAGTACCTTGATCTAAATTTTCTGAGTCTTTTTGTGCTTTTTCTACAGAATTGTCTGCACGTACTAATGCAGGCTCAAGTGTGCTTAATTCCTTTTTAAGAGCCAAAATAGCATTATTTTGTTCTTCCCAAGTTGACAGTTTTTCGTGCTTGTCTAGTTCTTCTTCTACATTTAAATGCTCTAGTTCGTCGATTGAACGCTCTAACTTTGTAATATCTTGTTGCTGTTTTGTAGTCCAAGCACTTTGTTTTGTTTGCAAACTGCGTATTGTTTCTCCAATACGTTCATTACTAGTTTCAATAGCATTAATACGAGCTGTTTCGTCTGTAATTGCTTCTCTTGTTTGTCTAAGTTTGTCTTTAAGTACTTCGGCCTTTTCACTAAGGATTGTAATACCAAGCAACTGTTCAATAATATCCTTTTGATCATTTACTCGCATACTTAAGAAAGGTTCTGTGTATGTGTTTAGTGCCACAACATGCTTGAACATATTATGGGACATACCTAACAGATCAATAATGTCTTCTTGAGTCTTACGTGAATCGCCTTGCGACTCATCTAGCATTTCTTGCTCTTGTCCATCTACATAAAATTTAAGAAGATTAGGTCCTCTACCTCTTTCAATCTTGTATTCTCTACCATCTTTTTCAAATGTCAGAGTAACTAACATACCTTTGTTGTTAGTTTTGTTAATAAGATTGTTGCGTTTAATATTTGTTAACGCAAGTCCATATAATGCATAACTTAATGCGTTTACAATAGTAGTTTTACCTGTACCATTACGTGATCCGCTGTCGTCACCGCCTTGATCAAGGTTTTCTCCTAGTACAAGCGTTAGTTGTTGTTTGTCAAAATCAACAGCCTGGGTTTGATTACCCACACTCATAAAATTCTTAACAGTTAAACTTTTAATTTTAATCATAGTTCGTCATAGATTCCTAATAGCATTTTCTTATTGTAGTTTTCTGTATCCAATGCAGTGATTTCCTTTGTAACAATTTCATCTACACTTTCAAATTGTGTAATGTCAATGTCGGTGTGTATTTCCTCATCTTTTTGACTTGGAATAAGTGTAATTTCTCTACAATCATAATCATTGATAAATGTTTCTTTGATAAAACTCGCTTCTTCATAACTTATAGGTAAGTCAAGTGTTACTCTAAGATACATTTTAGATTTAAGTAGTTTGTCTTTGTCATCTAATAGCTGACTTAGTTTTACTGTTCTATACTTAGGACAGTCTAGCCAATCAATGTATTGTGGTTCTTTGTTATTTTCTTTGTCAAGAATCATCATACCACGTTTGTCATCCCATGCATCTGCATAGTTGTGCGGAAATGCGTTACCCATATAATGGATTGATCCTTGTATTTGACGTTTGTGAAAATGTCCGGAGAATACATATTCTTGATGTTTAAAGTGTTCTGCTTTTAGTTCTCCATGATCAGGCATCTGTACCATAGCATTCATATAAAAACTTGGCAATTCAAAATGACCAAATATATATCTTGCTTTGATATTACTAATCTTTTTCCATTCATCACCTACTAGCCATGGGACTAATGCAACATCATCTATTTCTAATATTTCATCTACGTATGTAATACCGGGAATGTGTTTACCAAACTCAAGGCTGTATAAATCACGTTTGTCTTTGTAATATAAATCGTGGTTACCTGCAAAGAAATAAAACTTTTCAAATGCCGCACCTAGTTTTTCAAGACACCTAGTTGTGCTATCAAGTGTTTGTACATTAATAGTATTTCTGTTGTGATGCCAATCACCACAAAAGATACCGGTCTCACAACCGTTTTCTTTAGCTTGTTCTATAAACCAATCTACAAAGTCTTCACAATCTTGAAGATGTAGCCTACTGTTAGACTTCAACCCAAGGTGAATATCTGTAAATACCGCCGCTTTCTTAAACATTCGTACTCCTGTTTTGTATATTATACTTGAAAAATTTGTCTAAGTCAAGTATTTTTTTACTTCTTTTGGATAGATTCCTTGGCTTCTTGTGTTTTTACACGATCCCACTCAGTAGATGCTTGTCTAGTGTAACTAGGATTCATATTATTCATCTCTAATATATCATCTCTGATATTTTGATTTCGCTTTTCAATATTAATAACTCTAACAAATGAATTTGTTACAGCCGCCGTATAATAAGCAAATGGATTATTAGATTTTGACTCATCAAATTGCAAACCAATCTGAGCAAGTTGTAGTATTGCTTGTCCTCTCATTTCATCATTATATGTATATCCACGAACGTTTCCTCTTGTTGCATATCTATCACATAATTTCATCCACATAAGGGCAAGTTTATTTGTAGCTTTGCCGTGGTCTTTATTAAAAAATCCGTTTTCCATACCACCTTCCCAATGGCTTTTGCCTACACATACAAGTTGATCATTGTCATCAAACTTAAAATGCTGAAATGGAGGAAAGTTTAGTTTTACTCTATAATCTGCTGGTGTCTTAGGATTCTTTTTGCGTCCGGGTTCTTCAGGTATATGGTCAAAAGTCATTATTCTAAAGATAAGTTCGTCTTTTTGTATCTTTCTATAGTCAATTTCAAATTCAGCTAGTTTTACTCTTTTGCCTTCTGATTTGGCTTGTTCAAAGTTTTGTTGTTGTAGCCTTTTGGCTTTATTGCGTTTTGCTTCTGCAATAGTCCTAATATTAATTTTATCAATACTAGGCAGGATTATATCATATTGTCCATACTCAGTGTCAGTATAGCTACAGAATGTGGCTTTTGACTTGTGTATTTCTTTTAATATATCCTTGTTGTTTAGATAATTTACACGTTTATTCATATTTTCTCCGATTATTTGTTATATTATAAACTACTCTGTTAATTTTGTCAACTAAATAATGTATATAGGAGACAATTATTATGACAACTTTCTTCAAAGATGGAATCATATCTAAAGACGGTAAAAACATGGGTGTCAAAGTTCCGCCAGTAGGAACAAATGCGCCAGGGCAAAATGTAGCATCAGGAAATGTTCCTGGATTTGTTTCAGATGCAATAGCTGGAGCAAAAGATATAGGACAAGACATATTTGATGGAATAAGTGGTGGTGCTGAGGATCTTGTTTCTGGATTACGTGGTAAAAATTTGCCCGGAAAAGCTGGAGCTAATCCATTTGAAGCTAAATCACCTGCGACGTTTACTGCCGAGCTGGAAGAAAAAGATTGGCGTGTCAAATTGTCAGTTCCTAAATCAGTTGGCAATACTGGAGGAATGTTAAGTCCATTGTTTGTACAAAATGACGGACATATGGTCTTTCCGTACACACCAACTATTATTGTAAGTCACAGTGCAAACTATAACACAGTGTCCCCTATACATAATAATTATCCGTTCTTTGCTTATCAGAACTCACAAGTGGATGCAATGACAATAGTTGGACAATTTTATTGTCAAAATAGTTTAGAAGCTCAATATTGGACAGCATGTTTACATTATTTGAGAGTTATGACTAAGATGGATTATGGTGCTGTTAGTTCAGGAGCACCTCCGCCTATAGCAAAACTTAACGGCTACGGTGATTATGTATTCAATAATGTTCCTGTTATTATTCAAAACTTTACAGTTGACTTACCAAACGAAGTAGATTATATTGCTTGCGGATTTACACCTGGACAGATTGCCGCATATGATGATTATGGAAGTAGTCCAACAGCAGGACAAAGATTTGGCTGGGCTCCTTCAGAGTCACAGTTTTCAATTACAGTTCAACCTATTTACAGTAGAGATAGTCAAACTAACTTTAGTTACAGAAATTTCATTAATGGTTCTGATCTTGGAAGAGGATATATTTAATGGCTAGTTACAGTCCATATTCAAAAACAAAAATTACTACAGAAGGTACATTAGGTATTTTAGCTATCAGACCTGTGCCAGCGTATAGTGAAGATCCGTTATATACAGTAGAACCGCAGTACACTCACAGACCAGATTTATTAGCATACGATATGTACGGAGATAAAAACCTTTGGTGGATATTTGCTCAAAGAAATCTAGATGTAATAGAAGATCCTGTCTACGACTTAGTTCCAGGATTACAGATTTACTTACCGGATCCGAGTCGTGTTAAAGAACACTTAGGAGAGTAACCTAATGGCAACATTCCGTACAGACCCAATTACAGGTCAAACTCTTATTAATAAAAATAATCAGGTTGGCAAAGATGGGTTTACTAACAATGAACGTGCAGGAGAATACGGAACAAGAAATCCTAACGGCAAGTCAAACGTAGCAAGTAAATTTAATCAAACTAAACCAAAAAATGAAGGAGATCCTGAAGAAGCCAAAAAGTTTATGCGTGCCTTTGGGATGAACGGATTAGCTGATTTTTACGAAGAACAAGGAGCGGCCGCAGAAAAAGGTGAAGTGCCTCCATTCTTTTCTTCTTACTTAGATAGTAGCGGAAACATAACAGGAATACCTACCGGAAGTAGCACACAAGGTACAAACAATTATTTTAGATCTAGCAACACACAAGATACAGCTACAGTAGGCGATGCAAACAATGAAGACTATGTACAAACAATTGAACCAAAAAGAGAAAGAGGAAATACTCCTTTACCTTTAGCAAATGTTTTAGAACAGTTTGCAACTTACAACAATATATTTTCATTTGGTTGTATTAGTCCACAAGAATTAAATTATCCTGACGAAACTTATAGGAAAACCGGAATTAGAGGCGGACAAATGGTTTTTAGATCAGGTGCAGGATTAAAATCAAATAAGAAACCAAGAACAGGAGCAGAGCAAGATTATAATGTAGATACACAATACTTTATTGATAATGTAGAAATCGATACTTATATTGCTCCAAACAAAAAAAGTAGACAGACAAATTTCTTTCAAATAAAGTTTGAAATTAGAGAACCTTATAGTATGGGTCAATTATTTCAAACAATGCAATTATGTGCTATGAATGCAGGATATAAAAATTATTCTGAAGCACCTTGGTTATTGCATATAATGTTTGTTGGTTGGAAGGACATGGAAAGTCAGAAGCCGACAGCACCTTTTGCACAAAAATTATTGCCATTAAAAATTGTTACAGTAGACTTTGAAGTAGACACAGAAGGTTCTAGATATAACTTTTTATGTAGTGCATTTAATGATGAAGCGTTTAATGACACTACTCAATCAATACCAACTGATTTGTCGGTATCAGGAAACACTTTAGAGGAAATATGTCAAAGCGGTTTTGATAGTGTTGCTACTCATCTTAACACACATTATTTGAAAGCACAAGCTAATGATAAAGTTAAGCATGAAATAGATGAATATATTATTGCCTTTCCAACCGAGTTATCGAGTGCTAAAAAAGCTGAATTATACAAGTCAGACAGCAAAGGTGAACAAGCCGCAACCACAGGAGATTGGACACTAAAAGATATTAACTACGACGATGCAATATCTACAGTAGGACAAAAGGATGCAACTTTTACTAGAGTATATGCAGGTGGTCCCCCAAATCGAAATGTATACATGGGAGATGAACATTCAAAGAAAGAATTTATTGATGGCAGACTAGGTTACAGTGTAAAGCGTAGTAATTTAAGTGAAGCAATAAAGAAAGTTATTTCAAATAAAGAATCAATCAGGGACGGAGGAAATCCAGGCGGCCTTTCAGGAGTTAATCCTATTGGTATGTCTAAAGTAGATCCTGAAGAACCATTAGGTGGCGGGGATAGTCCTTTTGCTCAAACAAGTTTCGTCTACAATGAAACATCGAATAATTTTCAAAGAGGATCTACAGGAATTGATCCAAATAAACGGACTATACAATTTAGAGCAGGAACAAAGATACAAAGAATAATTGAAGAACTAGTATTAATAAGTTCATACGGTCAATCATTATTATCACAAGAACCAGATGAGTTTGGAAATTTAAATTGGTTTGCTATAAATGCAGAACTATTTATTGTACAAGATGAAGAAGCAGAAAAGAAAATTGGCAGGATGCCAAGAATATATGTTTACAACGTTCATCCGCGTAAAGCCCATATTTCAGAGTTTCAGCTTCCTAATGAAGCACCTAAAGGTTATAACGAATTAATCAAACAAGCACCTAAAGCATACAATTATATGTACACAGGTTTAAACAAAGATATACTTGACTTTGAAATAAGATTAGACAATACTTTTTATGCATCTATTACTCCTGATAGAGGTAACAATAAAGCAAGTAATAGTGCTTCAGAAAGAGGAGATAGTGATCCTAATTTTGAAGTAGGAGTAGGAGGCAATAAAGGAACAGATACAACTATGTTGGCTGATGCAAAAACATTAGCAACACAGCTTAGTAGTGATGTTACACCTTTGTCTGCAGGAGCAATAGCTGAGAACGCAAGAATACAAGTAGCAAGATCTTTTAATGATGCAATAGTTAACAGTGAAGCTGATATGATAAGTTTAAATTTAAAAATATTAGGCGATCCTTATTATATTGCGGATAGTGGCACAGGTAATTATAATGCTGAACGAACATCATACATTAATATAAATGCAGACGGTTCAATTGATCATCAGACGAGTGATGTAGACATTATGTTACAATTTACAACACCTATAGATGTAAATCCAGCCGCAGGCAATTATCTCATGGACGGAAGAATTATAGGAGTGAGTAATTTTAGCGGACTCTACAGAGTTATTAGTGTTGCAAATAGGTTTGAAGGCAATATGTTTACACAAGATTTACAATTAGTAAAACGCACAAATTATGATAAAAAAGATGAGGGTGAAGATAATACTGCTAAGAAATTTGAGCCATCAAAAGAATGGGTCAAACAAGCGGCCGCAGTTGAAGCATTGTACAGTAAAGATTCCGATGAATATAGATATATGATTGCCAAAAAAGATGGCGTAGTTTACACAAATGAATTAAGCGGATTGACAGGAGGAAAAGCATCAGATACAGAATACCTTGCAAAACTTCAAGCAAATATTAAAGCCGCAGAAGATAAAGGATCTAAACCAGTAGTGTACGAAGATAGAATTTTACGAATAGCAAACCAAGGAGCTCCGCCACCATCTGAATCAGTTAGGGACGGAGGAAATCCAGGCGGTACTGCAACAACAGGAAGTTCATCAAGCTCGTCGAGCTCAAAATCTAGTAGCTCAACTGCTACAAGTACAGGTTACGTAGATGAAAGAGGACTTTGGGTACCATACGGAATAGGAAAGTAAATGGACGATAAACAATTAAAAGCAGGTGGACAAACAAAACGGTCAGCAGGTGCTGGCGGTGGACGTATGTCGCCAGGTCCGTATATTGCAAAAGTAATAAGTCATTTAGATACCAAAAGGCAAGGAGCATTAAAAGTTCAATTACTTACTGATGCAATATCAGGAAATGATAACAAAGCTGACGGACAATTATTTACTGTAAGATATTGTATGCCTTTTTATGGAGTAACAAATGTAGAAAGTAATCAAAAAAATAATGATTACTATTCAAGTCAACAGAGTTATGGTTTTTGGGCAGTGCCACCTGATCCGGGTACAAAGGTACTTGTTATATTTGCAGAAGGATTACCAAACCAAGGCTATTGGATAGGTTGTATACAAGACGAATACATGAACTTTATGGTTCCTGGCGGATACCCCTCTGACAAAGGAGACAATATAATACAAAATACTTTGCCAGATGATTTAAAAAATCTGCCTTTGCCTGTAGGTGAGTTCAATAAAAAATTAAGAGATTCGAAAAAAAGTAATAATCCAGATAGATTTCCACGTCCACATAATCCTATGATGTCTAGAGTATTAGCAACACAAGGATTACAAGAAGATATTGTGAGAGGACTAACATCTACATCATCTAGACGAGATATACCTAACACAGTGTATGGTTGGAATACACCAGGACCTTTAGATAAACGTGCAGGAAAACCAAAAGGAAAATATGGAGAATTTGGTCAAGAAAAAGACATATACAGAAGCAGACTAGGTGGCTCAGCATTTACTATGGATGACGGAGATCCTACATTGTTAAGAGAAGCACCAGCTACTCAAGTAGGTGCAGTATATTATGACATTGAAACTACTCCGAGAAATGTTTCTAAGGCAGATGTAACACTACCATTTAATGAACATATCAAACTTAAAACTAGAACAGGTCATCAGATATTATTACACAATACTGAAGATTTAATTTATATAGGTAACGCACAAGGTAGTGCTTGGATTGAACTTACAGGTAACGGCAAAATAGATGTATATGCTAGTGATAGTATTAATATAAGAACTGAAACAGATCTCAATATTACAGCAGACAGAGATATAAACATAAGATCAGGAAGAGACTTTAACTTAACGACAGGTAGAGATAAAAAAGTACAAGTGGGTAACAACAATGACGTTATTATATCAAACAATGATACTAAAAATGTTGGAGTTAACCAAGATCTAAGAGTAAGTGGCGCTAGACAAAAAGCAATCGGCGAGGACGAAGATGTGCAAATTGCTGGAACACAAAGATCAACAATATCCGGAGATTATAATTTACAAGTTAGTAAAGATGGACACATTGCTATAAACGCAAACTTCCACAGTAAAGTAGTAGGTGATTATAGACAAACAATAAATGGTGCATATAACTTGAATACACTTGGCGAAAACAAATTGACCAGTTATCAAAGCACACAAATTAAAAGTTTTCTTAACAACAAATTTGATGCAAGCACTGGAAACACAGAAATAAAATCAGGAATCAATCATCTTGAAACAGCAGGTAACCATATTCATATGAATAGTACAATACCAGCAACATCTGCAGATACAGCAGACGTAATAGGCGATACGTTTACTAAACCAGCAACAGGTAATTCTCTTGACGATGCAGATGAAGTACGTGATAAAGACAATCAAATTATTAATGACGCTGACGGAAACCCATTAAGAGTTACAGCAGACGCAACAAGAGCAGGCGAAGCCGCAGAAGCGGCCACTCCAAGACGTGTTCCGTTACACGAACCTTGGGCTGGACACGAAAATTATAATCCATCAGGACATACTCCGGGAGTTACAGAAAGTATTATTCAATCATCTCCTTCCTTAAGACAATCATCACCAACATTGGAAAAAGAATCAGATATGCCTGAACGTAACAGCACCTCTGGTGTGTTTAGAGCAGGAGACTCAGATCCAAAAGTTGTTGATATAGACAAAGTATTCAAAAGCAACGATGATGGAAAAGTTGGAACACAGCCAGCAGAGCCAATATCAAGAACAGAGTCTAAAAGATTTTTCTTAAGCGAACTTATAAAAGGACTAGGACTTGATCCTGTTGAAGCATTAAAAAGCGGAGCAGAAGGTGGAGCAGGTGAAGCCTTAGGTATGGCTGTAGCACAAATACAAGCTGAAAGTCGTTTTGAACCTCGAAGCGAGAATTTAAATTACAGTGCAAAAGGTTTAAGAGCTACATTTAAAATGTTTAGAAAGCCTGGCGGCCGTGCATTATCAGAACAGTTGCATAGAAAGCCTGTAGAAATAGGAAGTGTTGTGTATGGTAGCAGAATGGGTAATGGCGGACCTGAAACAGGTGACGGCTGGAGATATAGAGGACGTGGACTAATCCAATTAACCGGCACAGACAATTACAAATTGTACGGCGGATTTGCTGGAGTAGATATTTACAAAAATCCAGAACTAGCAAATGATCCAAAAATTGCTTGTAAACTCGCAGTAGCTTATTTGACCAAAGGGCCTAAGGCAGGTTTTATAACTTGGACTGATACTAACTTTACATCTTTAGGAAAACAATTTAGAAATGCTATAGGATACGCAGATCCAAGCGGTAGTAAAACAATAGAAAGAACTAAGTCCGGTAGAGGTTTTTGGCAACAAATTAAAAATGGTGATCTAACACCATTAGCTGATGTAACACCACCACAAGCTATTGATAACGGCAATGGAGTGACAAAGGTACAGTAATGCATGAATTTGTTATAATGATAGATGGAAAACTTCAAACATTTAATAACTATGAAGATATACCTAATAAGTTTGATCATGTTATTAAATTTAGACCTCATGTTCCTGAAGGTCCTCACACAGAAGAACAACACGAAGAAATTGAACAATGGAATACAAAATTACAAAGATTAATGGAGATTGAACGTGCCAGCAGTATGTAGAGGTGATAGCGTTGACGAAGATGTATCACATTGCTCCACTCCTTTTAGAGATGAGTGTAGTAGTGATGTATTTGTGAATGGAACAGGAGTATCTCGACAAGACGATAAAAACACGACTCACGATGTTCCACCAGCACCGTGTGGTACACATGCACAGCCTATTACAACAGGAAGTACAGAAGTTTTTATAAATGGTAAGGGTTGCGGCCGTGTCGGAGATGCTATTACAGATTGTACAAGCGTTTCAACAGGAAGCGAAACAGTTTTCGCCGGTCCTTAATGAAAGGTAAATATTAATATGGCAGACTTATACAAAACAATTAAAGTAACTCCTAGAAAAGAGAAAAAGCCTCCTATCAAGCAAAAAGCATATAGGGGATTCAGCACAGTAAATCCTGAAAACAATTCTTTTCAACAGTTTGATATTGCTTTGATTAAGCAAAATTTATTAAATCATCTTAATATACGTCAGGGAGAAAAGTTATCTGACCCTACATTTGGTTGTATAATTTGGGATGCCTTATACGAACCACTTACAACAAGACTCAAAGAAGCTATTACAACTAATGTTACTAATATTGTAAATTTTGATCCTAGAACTCGTGCATCTAGCGTTCAAGTTTCTGAATATGAAAGCGGATTACAGATTGAATGTACACTTACTTATTTGGACTATAATATAAGCGAAAATTTGAAAATGCAGTTTGATAAAAACATTGGGTTGTCGTGATAGAATTAACTACTAGTATTATCATTTGTAATAAATACTGTAGCATTTAAAGAAGGATAATCGATGTCATCAACAGACAGACAAAATAGACTGCTTTTAGCAGAAGATTGGCAAAAAGTATACCAAAGTTATCGTAACGCTGAGTTCCGTAGTTATGACTTTGACACACTTAGACGGGCTATGATTACCTATCTAAGAAACAACTACCCAGAAGACTTCAATGATTATGTTGATACATCAGAATATCTTGCACTAATTGATATGATTGCCTTTTTAGGGCAAAATATCAGTTACAGAGTTGACCTAAATGCAAGAGAAAATTTCTTAGAACTAGCTGAACGAAGAGAGTCAGTGCTACGTCTAGCACGTATGCTATCATATAATCCTAGACGTAACCAAGCGGCAAACGGACTTATTAAATTTGAAAGTGTAAGCACTACTGAGTCTATAGTAGACAGTAATGGAAACAACCTTACAGGACAAACTATTATTTGGAACGATCCTAGTAATGCTAATTGGGCAGAACAATTTAGACGTGTGCTTAATGCATCATTACCTCAAAACGGAACTGTAGGCAAACCTGCTAAATCAAAAATTATAAACGGTGTACTTACACAGCAGTATAGATTTAACAGTGGTGGTACAGATGTTCCTGTCTTTGGCTTTACAAAGTCAGTGAACGGATTACCTACACAATTTGAAATGGTATCTACAGGAATTGATGAAGAGTTTAATGTTATACAAGAAGAAAATCCAGTACCAGGAACAAGTTTAGCATTTTTATATAGAGAAGATGGTAGAGGTTCAGGAAGTTCTAACACAGGATACTTTTTACATTTTAGACAAGGTCAATTAAAATCTAATGTATTCAACGTAAACAGTCCTAGCTCAAATCAAAAAATTGCTGTAGAAGCACAAAACATAAACGATTCAGACGTATGGTTATATTCTTTAGACCAGAATGGGGTTGCAGATAGAATTTGGACCAAAGTAAGTTCATTAGAAGGCAACAATGCAATTTATAACAGCCTTAACAAAAGAATAAGAGATTTTTACGTTGTACAAACAAGAGCAAACGACGAAATAAGTTTAGTATTTGCAGACGGAACTTTTGGTAATCTACCAGCAGGAACATTTAGAGTTTATTACAGAACAAGTGCTAACAGAATTATGTCAATAAATCCAAATGAACTTACTGGCATAACATTTACATTACCATATACAAGTAAAGCAGGCACGACAGAAACTTTGACCATAGGTGTTGAATTAAAGACTCCTGTTACAAATGCAACTACAAGTGAGTCAACAGCTAATATAAGAACAAACGCTCCTCAAACATATTACACACAAAACAGAATGATTACTGGTGAGGATTATAATATTGTTCCGTTGACTAGTAACCAAGAAATTATAAAAGTAAAATCAACAAATAGAACAACAAGTGGTATTAGTAGATATTTTGATTTGAAAGATGCTACTGGAAAATATTCAAGCACAAATTTATATGGTTCAGACGGTGTGTTATACAGAGAACCTTATGAAAGCAAAACATCATTTAGTTTTTCAACTCAAACTGATATTGAAGGTGCAATAGAAAATACAGTATTACCAATAATACAAAGTAGAGCAATAAGTAATTTTTACTTTGGTAATTATGCTAAAATTATTGTAAGTGATCTTAATGCTAGATGGAAACAATCTAGCAAAACTACAAATAGCTCTTCGGGACTGTTGAACAATATAAGTGACATCCCTTATCAAGTAGGTACATTTACAGGCGGTTCATTAAAATATTTAGAAGCAGGTGCATTGCTTAAATTTAAATCTCCAGCAGGATTTTACTTTATAGGTGAAGGCGAACTGACTAGTGACAGCAAAGCTAAAGGTGCAAGTGATTATAAATGGGTAAAAGTAATTAGTGTAGACGGTGCAGGAACAAGTGTAGACAGTGTAACTGGACAAGGTCCTATTGTGTTTAACGAAATACTTCCTTCAAATAGTGTTCTAGAAGAAGTGAAACCTAAAATTGTAAAAGATATTTCTGCAGATGTAAGATCACAAATTATTGATCAAGTTTTTGCATATAAAACATTTGCTTTAAGATATGATCAAGTAACAAGAGCTTGGAGAGTAATTATAAACGAGAACCTTAATACTGTTGATGTGTTTAGTAATGGTAAAACTGGTGATGTTACTAACAACCAGTTAGACTCTAGTTGGCTTATTTTATTCCAAACAAATGGAGAAAAATATACAGTAACAAATAGAGGACTTCGTTATATCTTTGAAAGCGATAAAGAATTAAGTTTTTATTTTGATGGACAAAATAAAATTTATGATTCACAGACTGGGCAACTTGTAAAAGACAAAGTTGCAATAATGAATTTTAACACCAAACCAGATTCGTTAGAAGCATTTAATAATGATGTAAATTGGGAAATTGTAAAAGAATTTAGAAATGCAGATGGATATGTAAACAGTAAAAAAGTTGAAGTAAGTTTCTTTGATAATAACGAAGACGGAAGCGTTGATGATCCAGATATTTTTGATAATGTTGTTGATCCATTAACAAATAGTACAGCAAAATATATATTTTTAAAGAAAGAATCTTCAGATCAAGGATTTAGTAAATTTAATTATTATAGCCAGGGTAGCACAATAAAAATTGTTTCTACGGAAACAGAAATTGGTGCTTACAGCCAATACACTGACGGTAAAGTTTTTTATATCATCGATAATGATAACTTCAAAATTTTAAACAATAGTGTGCTAAGTGTTACTGCTGATTATAAAGCATATGTTGGTAGATCAGATCTTAAATTTCAGTATGTACACAGTGCAGACGAAGGTAACAGAATAGATCCTAGTGCAAGTAACATAATAGATATCTATCTTCTTACAAAGTCTTATGATACAAATTTTAGAAAATACATTAGAGGCGAAACTAACACTATGCCATTACCACCAAGCACTGATGAATTATTTCAAAATTATGGAACAAAGATTGCTTTATATAAATCAATAAGTGATGAAGTTATATATCATCCTGTTTTATATAAACCTTTGTTTGGAATACATGCACAAGATAATTTACAAGCAACTATTAAAATTGTTAAAAATGGCGGAGAAGTAGTTAATAATAACGAACTTAAAACAAATGTTATTAATGCTGTAAATAGATTCTTTTCATTACAAAACTGGGACTTTGGCGAAACATTTCATTTTACAGAACTAGCAACTTATGTAATGAACGAAGTAGCACCAGATGTTGTTAATATCTTACTAGTACCTAAACAAGCCACTCAAGGCTTTGGTAGTTTGTACGAAGTAAAATCAGAAAACAACGAAATCTTCATTAATGACGCAACAGTTGATGATGTGGAAATTATTGATAGTGTTACAGCTTCAAGAATACAAGCTTCGGGCAAGGTTGTAACAGCAACTGGTACAACAAATACAGGTATTAAGAGTCAAGCCTTAAGCACAGCAGGCACAACTACTACAACAAGCACAGGAACCACAACAACTACCACTACTACTGCAACAACTACAAGCAGTTCAGGCAGTAGCTCAGGAGGCGGCCAATATTCAGGTGGCGGTGGATCGTCAAGCGGTGGCGGTGGATCGTCAAGCGGTGGCGGTGGGTCTTCCGGTGGAGGAGGATCTAGCGGTGGAGGAGGTAGTTCCGGCGGCGGCGGAGGCTATGGATACTAATGGCACAAGATGAAAGTCCAATTCCAGTAGGCGGAAACGAAAAAAGAAAATCAGCTGATTTATTACCCAGGTACTTTAGAACTACAGCCAACAAAAAGTTTCTAACAAGTACTCTTGATCAATTGATGCAACCAGGCGTCATTGAAAAAGTAGATGGATTTATAGGGCGTAGAGATGCAAAAGCATTCAAAGCATCAGATAATTATATCGCAGATGTTTCACCTGATAGAGAAAATTATCAATTAGAACCTGTTGCAACTATAACAAATAACTTAGGTAATGTAACTTTCTACAGAGATTATAGAGATTATATAAATGCATCTAAAATAAGAAATGCAGATAACATAGACCATAGCAAATATAGTTCACAAGAATATTATGCATGGGATCCACATATTAATTGGGATAAGTTTGTAAATTTTAGAGAATACTATTGGTTACCTTCTGGTCCTAATGAAATACCAGTCTACGGAACAGCTACAAACATCGTTAGTACTTTTGCAGTCAAGCGTCAAGATAATGTTGATAATAACAGTTATATTTTTAGTGAAGAAAACAAAGTAAGCAATCCTACCTTAACTTTATACAGAGGACAAACATACAACTTTGATATTGATGCAGTAGATATGCCTTTCAGTATTAGAACAAGCACTGATATTGACTCTGATGCAAACTTATACAATACAGGAGTTAGTCAACAAAAAGTAGAACAAGGCACAATTACTTGGCAAATAGATTTAGAATCTCCTGATATTTTATATTACACAAACGGTAATGACCTAGAAGCAAGCGGACTTATTATTATAAAAGATATTAGAGATGCTTCAGAGCTCAATGTAGGAACTGATATTGTTGGTAAAAAAACATATACTATGCAAAATGGTTATGAATTAACTAACGGTATGAAAGTAAAATTTTACGGAAAAATTACACCAGAAAAATATGGCGAAGGCAATTGGTATGTAGAAGGGGTTGGAGAATCAATAAAATTAATATCAGAATCTGATCTTGTTATTACTGCTGATTATTTGACAGATGTTTCTACAGAGTTTGACGGACAAGGATTTAGTTCATTACCTTTTGACGATGCAACTTCTTATGCAATTTTAAAAGACTATATTGTTATTAACAGAGCATCCAAAGACGGTAACCAATGGTCACGTTATAATAAATGGACACATAAAAGTGTTATAGAAAATATTGCAAAGATTAATAATGTTCCGGTTGTTTTAGATCAAAACTATAGAGCTACTAGACCTATTATAGAATTTGATGCTGGTTTAAAACTTTACAATTTTGGAACACAATCAAAAACAGCAGTTGACCTAGTTGATACTGTAACCAAAGATGTATTTTCTGATATAGAAGGACAAGTTGGTTACTTTGTAGACGGAGTAGAGTTAGTGTCTGGTATGCGTGTTTTATTCACAGCAGATCCAGATAGTTTTGTAGCAGGAAAAATTTATGAAGTAAACTTTATAAGTCAAAACGGAAGTCAACAATTAGCCCTAAAAGAAACTACTGATTCTGTACCACAAACAGATGAAACAGTTTTAATTAAATCAGGTACAAAGTTCAAAGGTAAACTTTTCTATTATAATGGTACTACTTGGAGACAAACACAGGATAAAACCAAAGTAAATCAACAACCATTATTTGATTTGTATAATGATTCAGGTGCACAATTATCTACATTAGAATCAAGCACTTTTGCAGGAAATAAAATTTTTAGTTATAAAGTTGGTACAGGAAATAACGACACAGAATTAGGCTTTCCTTTAAGTTACAGAACTATTGAAAATAGTGGTGACATTGTATTTGATTTTAACTTGTTGTTAGATACATACCAGTACGATGAACTTACTGATGTATTAAATGTTAGTACAGATACAGCATTATTAAGAAAATATACTGACAGAACAAACTTTACAAATGTTTCGGGCTGGACGAAAGCACCAAATAAATCTATACAACCTGTAGTTAAACAAATTACTGTTGGTCAAAGAACAAACAATTTTATTGTTGATGTATATACAAACAGCGGAGATTTAAATGACTTAGTTGTTAAAGTTTATGTAAACAGTAATCGTAAGCGTGACGGCGTTGACTATACAATTAATAGAGTAAACGGTTATGCTTATGTAACATTTGACACTGAATTAAATGCAGATGATAAATTAGTTTTAAAAACAACGTCAAGTGCTCCTAAAAGGAACGGCATAGGATTTTATGAATTTCCAATAAATTTTGAAAAAAATCCACAAAATGAAAATGTAACAACATTTACATTAGGTGAAGTTTTGGATCATGTTGATAGTATAGTTGATAATGTAAACGGATTTGTAGGAACATTCCCAGGTGTAAGTAATCTAAGAGACATCGGAAATGCATCACAGTATGGTTTAAAATTTGTACAACACAGTGGACCTATCAATCTTGCATTGTTTAATTTGACAGATAAAGATTATGACGCTATTGAGGCTTTAAAATATTCCGGTTTTGAATATATTAAATTTAAAAAAGAGTTTCTAAGATTAGCAAATGAACTAGGATTCGAAGGCGTTGATAAAATACATGTTGATAAAGTTTTATTTGAATTAAACAAAAATAAAAATAATACTGATCCGTTTTACTTTAGTGATATGTTACCACATGGTGGAGATACTAAAGTTACACATAATATTGAAGATTCATCACAGACAATTTTTAGTCTTATTAGAGGAATTGATTTTACAGCGTTATCAGATAAAGCTGTTTTAGTATACTTAAATGAAAAACAATTAATTTTAGATAAAGATTATACTGTAAGCACAGACGGATTTTTAACTTTGTTAAATCCACCAACAGCAGGTGATATTTTAGATGTTTACGAATACATAACTACAGATGGTTGTTGGATACCTCCTACACCAACTAAACTTGGTTTATATCCAAAGTTCACTCCAGAGATATTTTTAGACGACACATATTTAGACACTCCAACAGATACAACTGGCCCTTGGAAAATTTACGGTAGAGATGTTACAACTAATAAAAGTTACAAAGGGAAACTAGGTTGGTTTTATCCGTTGTTCACAGATGAAGTTTCTGCACAACAAGAAGATTTAAGAAGCGGCGGGAACGGAACTGCACACACCCATGTTTTTGCAGGCTCTAATGAAAAGTTTTATATGCCTAGCGGCAGTGGTGGAATGAATCATGCTACAAATGATACACAGCTAATAGAAGAATATCCAAACTCAAGACCGATGTTACAAGGTCACGACGGAAGTTTATGGAGATGTTTTGGAGATTTTAGAGATAATTTATTATTAGATATTGAAAAAAGAATTTACAATAATATTAAATTACAATATGACGAAAACGTTTTAGACATTGCAGATTACGTCAACAGTAAAAGTAGGAATACTAGTTTTACAAGAAGACAAATTTCTAAAACAATGATCGCAGAATTTAACAGCTGGTTAGAAACTGTAGGTGTTCCTGATTATGTAGCAAATAATTATTATAGACCCGGAGACGGATTTACATATAACTATGGATCAGCAAGTGATCCATATAATCAACCTTTGACAGGTTTTTGGAGATCAATTTATAAAGATTTTTATAACACAGATAGACCTCATAGTCATCCTTGGGAAATACTAGGGTTCAAAGAAAAGCCTACATGGTTTGACACTGAATATGGACCTGCTCCATATACAAGTAATAACTTGTTACTTTGGGAAGATTTGAGTAAAGGTATTGTTAGAGGAGATGAAGGCTCTAAAGTAACGTATAGAAATAAATTTAAAAATGAAGATATTTTAAAATATATTCCTGTAGACGAAAATGGTAACTTGTTACCACCAAATGAAACAGGATATACTAGAGGTAATATTCCTACGACATATACTAACGACTTTGCTTTTGGAGACGAAGGACCTGTAGAAACTGCTTGGAGAAGAAGCTCACACTTCCCATTCAGTTTAATGATATCTTGGGCACTAAACCAACCTGCACAGTTTTTTGGTTTAGCATTTGATAGAAGTAGAATAGTCCGTAATACAGCTGGTCAATTAGTATACAAAGATACTAGCAAAAGAATTGAATTAAATCAACTTATATTTCCTAATAGTGCAACAGATTCACAAAGAGTTTATACAGCAGGAATAGTCAATTATATTCAAGGATACCTTGCAGGTAATGATACTTTACGTTTTAGAGACTTTAAAAATAATATTGTAGCCGTACAAAACAAATTAGGTTGTAAACTAGCAGGATTTACACAGAAAGAAAAGTTTAGATTAATATTAGATTCAAGGACACCTACAAATGAAGGTAATGTTTTTGTACCAGACGAAAACTATTCTATACATTTAACTAAAAGTATTCCTGTAGATGTTTTTGCATATAGCGGAATAATTATTGAAATTACGCCTTCTGGTTATGTAGTAAAAGGTTATGATAAAGATAATCCTGTGTTTAAGTATTATCCTGTAAGACGTAAAAACAGTGATCAAGTTATAAACGTTGGAGGCATAAGCGAAAACTTCCTAACATGGACTTCAGGTAAAACATACGAAGCTGGACAAATAGTTGAATTATCAGACTCTTATTATAGAGTAAAAATAAGTCACACTTCAGGAGAAGGCTTTAACCAGGATAATTTTCAGAAGTTAGCTGAACTACCACAAGAAGGCGGAGCAACAGCACAAATTTCTACAAACTTTGATAAAACTCTAAATGAAATGCCTTACGGGACGCTATTAAGGGACAAGCAAGATGTAGTAGATCTAATGATGGGTTATCAAGAATACTTACAAAAAGTTGGTTTTAAATTTGATAATTTTAATCAAGACATAGAAGAAATTGAAAACTGGAGATTAAGTGCCAAAGAATTCCTATTTTGGACAACACAGAATTGGGAATCAGGAACTATTCTTACAGTAAGCCCTAGTGCTAGACAAATAGAATTTTATAGGCAAAATGTTGTTGTTGATGATATTTACGATAATTTTTATGACTACAGTTTGCTTAAAGCAGATGGTAAACGACTACTTGCTGATTTTGCAACAACACAAAGAGACAACACAAATGAATTTGGAATATATGTAAAAAATACTGAAGACGGAATCTTCCATCTTAAGATTCCGGTTATACAGCATGAACATGTTCTGCTAATAGATAATAAAACAGTTTTTGGAGATGTAATTTATAACAGAGCCCAAGGTTACAGGCAAGAAAGAATAAAAGTAAAAGGATATAGATCAGATGAATGGAATGGATCATATAACATACCTGGTTTTATTTTCGATGATGCAGTAGCAACAGAATGGGTAAGTTGGCAAGATTATCCTATAGGTGCATTAGTAAAATATAAACAATATTTTTATGTAGCACAAACTAAAGTAGTAGGCACTGAAACATTTAACGATAGAGCATTTGTAAGATTAAATGATAAGCCAGTACAACAGCTTCTTCCAAATTTAGATTACAAAGCAAAACAGTTTGCAGATTATTACGATTTAGATTCTGATAATTTTGATATAGAGCAACAGAAACTTGCACAACATTTGACAGGATATCAAAAGCGTAAATATCTTGAAAATATTATCAATGACGATGTTTCACAGTATAAGTTTTATCAAGGTGCTATACAAGACAAAGGTACTAAAAATGTCTTAACAAAATTATTTGATAAATTAGGAAGTGCAACAAAAGATAGTTTAGAATTTTTTGAAGAGTGGGCAGTAAGAGTAGGACGTTACGGATCAACAGAAGGTGACGATCAGTTCGATATTGTATTTGATGAACAAAAGTATAGACAAGAACCACAGCAAGTACAATTAGTTGATGTAATTAATCCCAAGGACACAAGTTTAATTTATAAATTAGATAGGAACGGCATCTATGTTAAATCAAAAAATTATGATCACAAACCGTTCCCGACAAAATATTTCAATGATGATAACAGTTTTACAAAAACAGCAGGGTATGTAAATCCTTCCGATGTAGCATTATCACTTCTAAGTTACAATGATTTGCTTACTCAGACTAATCTTGCAACAAATAGTTATATTTGGACAGCAACAGATAAAAGTACACAAACTTGGGGAGTTTATAAACTTGTTGCTACTGATTTAAGAATTACAAACTATACTGCAACTAATGCTGGCTTGTTTACAGTAACTTGTGACAAAGTAGCAGATTTTGCTAAAGGTGATATAATAGGTTTAAATGATATTGATGATGCGACTGATGGGTACTATAAAGTAGATAGCACTTCTCTAAATTCTATCGTGTTAGAATCTGTAGAAGATGAAGATATTGAAGATCCGGAAGATGGCGTTGAAATAAATGGCTATGTAACAAAATTTGAAACTGCAAGATTACCTAATTTGAAAGATGCTAATGATAGTCTAGGTGTTAGTAACCTTAACAATACTTTATGGGTAGACGATGATGACACAGGGCAATGGTTAACTTTAAGTAACAGAGAAGTATTTGAATTAAAACCAAACATTATAAACACTTCTGCAGGAATATTAGATTCAACAGAAAAAGATTTTGGTACAGCATTTAGTGTCACAAGCAATAATAATCGCATAGCAATTACTGCTCCTAAAGATCTTAACGGAAGCGTATATATTTTCCAAAGACCTAGTGACAATAATGAATTTGGATTTTTACAACAAATAGACGAACAAGCATTCTTGTTTGATTCAAATGGAGGATTTGGCCAAAGTGTAGCAGTCAGTCCAGATGGAAAATATTTAGCAGTAGGATCGCCACATGCATCAAATGTAAAAAGCAAACTGAGAGGTGATTATAACAATAAGGTTGCATACGTTCAAGGTGATATTGTTTTATTTTCTGATCAATTATGGAAAGCAGATAGAAATATTGATGCAGATGCATTACAAAGTTTTAGTAATCATTCGTCAAATGCACAAGCAAAAGAAGACGATTACAACACAGATACCCAAGAATATCCAACTATTGAATATATAGTCCGCGGAGATTATACGCTAGGTGCTAACTCAGATACTGATCATATTTTAATTAGAGCAGAGAAAGAACAATTTGAAGGAACAAAGCCTGGAGATATATTAACTCTAAAATGGAACAAGTATACAACAACAGCACAAGCTGGTACAGAACCATTTAACGGAGATACAACGCTTACAGAATCTTTAATCAACGGTAATCATACTATTGTAGATAAGGTACAACATATCATTCATATTCAAAGTGCGTTAAGTGTGCCAGATGCTGGTACAGAAATTACTACAGATACATGTAGAGCAACTATAATGTACCGTAGAACAAACAATGAAAATGAAATGACTATGTACATCAAGGATGTTAACGGTTCATTCCAAGGATCAGGCAAAATCTACGCTAACGGAATCTTGGTTGGTGATTACGTAGAAGAATTAACTATTACAGACAACTATCATACAGGTTGGTGGTATGTATCTGTAGGAAGCACTTTTACATCAACTAATCTTGTTGAAACAAAAGCTAATCTTGTAATCCAAGATATTACATTAGAAACTGAAATAGTAAACAATCCGTTTTTCAGTAATATTTTAGATACGAAAGTGCTATCGTCTACTGCTCATCCTACTAAAGCATCAGAGTTTGGAATATTATCTCATACACAAGGACAGAGTAATATACAAGTTTTAGATAGCAAATGGTGGGTGCGTACTCCATTAGCTCACGGAAACAGCATTACTCCAGGAGATAAAACAAGATTTTGGGTCAATACTATCCGTGTTAACGGTTTAGTACAAGATCCTAATGCGATAGGACTAACTTCAAGTTATATTAACAGCACAGAACATACAGTAGCAGATGTATGGAATGGTTATGTTGAAGTTAGACTTACAAATTTTGATTTGAATGGTGATCCTTTTATTCCTAATATAGGAGATATACTTACTTGTACAAATACAGGATCTACAGGTGAAATTGCATTTATTGAACGTGCTTTTTCTACAGCAAAAATTTATTTAAAGAATAGAAATGGTACATGGGCATTAGGATCTGATTTTGGTGTAAATTCAAATGCCACATACATTGAAAATGATTCTACTGTTAGAACAATAGGACCAATTAATTCAGCTCATATGGAAAATAGTATTTCGGGTCCATTAATAATTATTGACAGTGGCACAAATATTCCGGTAGTTGCAAGCGGAACAAATTATCTGCGTGATTTAGAATACTGGATTTATTCATCTACTGTAATAGAAGGAATTACAGATTCAGCTAATCCTCCATCAAGTATTAATTTAGATTGGACTAGAGTATATAACATTCCTGTAATTGCAGAAGGATATGGTACGGGGCTTAGTGAGCAAGGTACTTTTGCAATTTATGAAATGAAAGGTGTAACATATCAATTAATTAGTTATTACACAGTTCCTAACAGTGCCAACAATAGACAATTAGGAACTAAGTTAAGATTCGTACAACCAGACGCTAATAGTTATAAACTTTATATTCATGCTCAAGGTGACGGCAGTGAAGCAAACCAAGGACGTATATATTTTGTAAACAAAAATAGCACCGATGACTGGGCACTATCTGTACAGAAAAATTATAGAGGAGATTTTAGATTATCTGCAACTTATTTCGAAGGTGAATTTGTTAGATTCGGCGAAACTATTTACAAAGCAAATACAAATTCCATTCCGGGACCTTTTAATGTAAATCAATGGACTGCTCAAACAAGCGGATTAGACTTATTAGGATATGTGCCTAATGATACTAATTTTTCTTTAGTAGAGAGTGTACTTGAACAAAATAATTTAGAAGCATTTGGTTCTGACTTTGATGTAAGTTCAAAGGGCGAAGTATTAATTGCAAACTCTGTATACACAAGTGTATATGAAATAGAGTCAGGAGGAGTATCATTAGGTTTAGATAGTAGTATAGCAAATAGAAAAGTTGTTGTATACAGACTAAATGATTCCAGTTACGAATATTCACAAATATTAGAACCATTTAACCAAACAGAAGATTTTGGAGCAACTATAGCAGTATCAGAAGACGGCAAAAAAATTGCTGTGGGAGCACCTTTCAATAGTGATGTAGCTGATAATGCTGGAGCAGTATATCTTTATATACAAAAAGATAATACATTTGTATACTCACAGACACTTAGACCTATTGATAAATCAGTAAACATACAATTTGGTACAAAGATTGACTTTGATGGAAACACCCTAGCTGTAGCATCAAGAGGCGGCAGTATGACTAGCGTAACATCATTTGATACGTTTAGAAATCTTAAAGAAAATGAACAATATGTATTAGATCCAAAGTCTGGTGTTAATCCTATTGCAACTTCTTTTGATAACAATTCTACAAAATTCCAAACAATAGATCAAGGTAGTGGAGTTGTTAGTTTATATGAAACTGTTAATGATTCATTATTATACAGTCAAAACTTTACATATGATTTAGACACACAAGATTTTGGTAATAGAATGCTTGTAAGTAAAAACCATGTTTACATTGGTTTACCAAAACAACAAGTTCCTAACAGTAGTGTGCTTGATAAAGGATTAGTTGCAGAGTATCGTAAACCAGCAGGCACAACATCATGGTCAATAACTAGACAGCCTGTCCTACCAGCAGATACGTCTAAGTTCAAAGGTGTATATTTGTACGATAAGAAAACAAATGGCTTGCTTACATATCTTGATTATATTGATCCAATTCAAGGAAAAATTGCAGGACCAGCAGAACAAGAAATATCATTTAAAACAAGTTATGACCCTGCAAGATATTCATTTACATCAGCTACTTCAAATGTTGTTGCACATCCTTTAGATTATACGAGTGATGAATGGGTAGGCAAACTATGGTGGGATATTGACAGTGCTAAATTTATTAATCATCATCAAGGTGACATAACTGAAGCAACTTCTAACTTTAACAAGCTATTTCCTGGATCAACTGTAGAAGTTTATGAATGGGTTGAGTCAGAGTTACTACCAAGCGAATGGGACGAACAGTCTGGAACAGATGCTGGACTTACAAGTGGTATAAGTGGAACAACAAAATACGGCGATAATGCCTACACAGTAAGAAGAAAATATGATCAAGGTTCTGAAACATTTACAAATTATTATTATTACTGGGTGTTAGGAAAAGCAACACTACCGCCTGTAGATGGTAGAGTAACAACTTGTAGTGACGTCATAAGATATATTACAAATCCAGAAATTACAGGTTATAGATTTGTAGCAATGCTTGGATCAAATAGATTTAGTTTATATAACTGCGACTCTTTTATACAAGACAAAGAAACTGCAATTAGCTTTAATTGGTGGACCATTGAAAATCAAGAACAGCCAACACACATTCAATACCAATTAATAAGTGATGGATTAGAAACAAGCGTACCTAACAGAGATATAGAACAAAAATGGTTCGATAGTTTAGTTGGATTTGATACTAACGACAGGCCAGTGCCTGATATTAATTTACCTGTAAAATTACGTTATGGTGCATTAAATGATCCAAGACAGAGTTGGTTTGTAAACAGAACTGAAGCACGGAAACAGTTTGTAGAAAGAGTAAACAACACATTAGGTAAAAATTTAATAGTAGATGATTTTGATCTTACAAAACTTACAGGTTTTGATCCACAGCCTACAGTTGCTACAGGAATATTTGACACAACTGCTGATAGTTTTGCTGAAATAGGTTTTGTTAGTATAGCTAGAGTAAAACCTGCTAGTCTACAACTAGAAGTTGAGAATGGTGTTATTATTAACGTGCTAATAAATGATGCAGGACAAGGTTATATTAATGTGCCAACATATACAATTAGTGATATAGAAGGTTCAGGAGCAGAATTAGAATTTGTGTTAGATGCTAACGGCTCAATATCAAATGTTAATATTATAAATGGTGGAAGAGATTATACCACAAACTTATCTATAAGCGTAAGAAGTTTTGCTGTTCTAGTCAAAAGTGATGAAACAATTAATGGCAAGTGGAGTGTATACCAATGGGATGGCACAGAATATCTTAGAACACTGACACAAAGTTATGATATCAATCTTTACTGGCAATACACAGATTGGTATGCATCAGGATACAATCAATTTACATTTATAAATCATACTATTGATTCAAGCTATGAAATTTATGCATTAGATGATGAGATAGGTGATATTGTAAAAATTAACAGTGTAGGTACAGGTGGCTGGTTGCTACTTAGAAAAATAGCTAACCTTGATACACAAGATTATACTTTAAGTTACGAAACTATTGGTAGAGAGAACGGAACTATACTGTTTAAAAATAGTTTATATGATAGCAATGCTAGTAATACTGCATTTGACGGTGCAAGTTTTGATAAAATATTCTATGATACAGAACCAAATACAGAATTTAGAAAAATATTAGAAATACTTAAATCAGATATCTTTATTGATAATCTAGCAATACATTGGAACGAGTTATTCTTTGCAAGTGTGCGATATGTACTAAGTGAGCAACCTAATGTTGATTGGTTATTTAAGACTAGTTTTGTAAAAGCAAAACATAACATTGGTGAATTAAAACAAAAAGTTACATTCCAAAATGATAGTCTACCTAGCTATCAAAACTATGTAGAAGAAATGAAACCTTACAAAACTAAGATTAGAGAATATTTAAGCTCATATGAAAAAATAGATCCTGCTAGTAATGTAATAACTGATTTCGATCTTGCTCCTTACTACAATGAAGATGAAGGAAAAATTGTTCCGCAGAGTGTCCAAATTATTGACGGCAAAGTATTAGCTGGTGCATCAGATTTACAAAATTATCCTAGTAAACATTGGTTAGACAATGTTGGTTTCCAAATTAAGTCCTTTAGTATTGCAGATGCAGGATCCGGATATCAAGTTGCACCTAAAATTGTTATTAGTGGCGGTGGCGGTTCAGGAGCAACAGCAGAAGCATTTATAGGTAACGGAAGAGTAACAAGTGTTAGAGTTACAAACGGTGGTAGCGGATATTTAACAAGTCCTAAGATTGATATAGTCGGCTCAATAGATGATGGTGGATCAGTTGCAAGACTAAGTCCAATACTTGGAGAAGGTAAAACTAAATCAGCTCATATTAGATGTAAGTTTGATAGAGTTACTGGTACGTATCTATTCCAGACACTAGGAGAAACACAAACATTTACAAGTACATTAGATCAACAGATATTTAATTTAAAATGGCCTATGCAGTTAAAGTCTACACAAATTAAAGTTACAGTTGGTGGGCTAGAAGCATTACGCAGTGAATATTCATTTACAAATATTACCGACACTTCAAAAGGATATACTAGAAGTTATGGTAGGATTACATTTACTAATGCACTTGCTATTAATCAATCAGTAGTTATTACCTATAATAAGGCGCCTGAATTATTACAAGCACAAGACAGAATTAATCTTTATTATAATCCAACATCAGGAATGTATGGTAATGATTTAGCTCAGTTATTAGATGGTATTGATTATGGCGGTGTAGAAGTAAGTAGTTTTGACTTTGGAACAGGTACAGGTTGGGACGCAGACGAATGGTTTACTACAACATATGACACATTTGATACTACCTTTGAGGATGAAATATTCCAAATTGGTGATGACAGTACAAGAGTGTTAAATTTTGTAAAACCGTTAGAAGCTGGTGCAGTATATAATGTTTATAAAAACGGAGTTAGATTAGATGATCCAAACTACGGAACAAGTAATCCTGTAACTAATACTAGAGCAGTAATGCAAAGTGTTACAGGAGCAGGACAAACTGGTGTTGCTTTATATGATGATGCAGGCACACTAGGAAATGATATAATAGTATTTGACGAAGAACTAATAAGCACAAGTCCAAATGATATTATAGTGTTTAGAAAAACTACATCGGATGGTTCTTTCTTACCTGATCCAAGATCATATGATACAATTCTAAGAGGTGGCGACTTTGCATTTAGTACAGCAAAAGGGATTAACCCTGAAGAGATAATTGTAGATGGTGATGATTTTGTAAGCCCAACAACATCAAAAGGCCCTGAGGAACAAGTTCCAGGACAAGTATTAGATACTTTGGATATTAGAGTATTTCATCGTCCAAAAGATGGAGGTAGTGTATTATCTAGCAATTCTTATAGAACAGACGGCGTTACAAATAAATTTAATTTTGGAATACAACCTCAAAACAAAGATGCATTAATAGTTAAGCTAGATGATGTAATTCAAGCTCAAACATTATATAAAGTAGATTATAGATTAAAAACAATTACATTTGACACAGTGCCTAATGCAAATCAAGAAGTTAACATTGTTTCAATTAGTGGTAACGGTACAAACGCTATAGAACAAAGTCAGTTTATTGGCGACGGTAGTACTAATGCATATGTAACTAAAATACATTATGATAGCAAATTAGATTATTATGCTACAGTAAACGGTGTATTAGTAGAATCAGTCTTAACATCTACAGGTGATAGTTCAGGCGAAGATCCTAAGGCAATGATAGTTTTTGGTAGTCCTCCACCAGATAATAGTATTATAAATTATGCTGTATACACTTCAGTTGATAGTTTTAGTAAAATTGAAACTACTGAGTTTGTTGGAGACGGAAGCACAAAAGTATTTTCATTAGATAAAACACCTTACAGTTCAAAACCAAACAGTCATAATGTTATTGTTAAACTAGATAATAAAATATTAAATCCTGGTTACAATCAACAGTTTAATTGTAAATTAGCACAGAGAGAATACTTCTTAGAGTTGTGGCAATCACCGATTGGAAGTTTCCAAGCTAAAGATATACTAATATTACTCAATGGTAAAGAACTTACTATTGCAGTTGAATATAATCTACGTCCTGCAAATAGTAGTGTTATACTTGAGCCAGGAATAGGTCGAGAAGGTGATATTTTAGAAGTTTATTTAAGAACAGACGGCGACTATGCCTTTGGTAGTGTACAAACTATTAATTCTAATCTAACTTGGGTAGACAGTGGTGCAGATTTACAATTAAAAACAGCACCTGCTGAAGGACAAAAATTAACAGTTTACACATTTAACAAACATGACAGTATGGATTTTGAAAGACAGAACTTTGATGTTATTGCAAGAACACCAGTTACTGTTGGCACAGACGATCATATACAATTTAATCATATAAAAGCAGGATTAGTAAAATTAAGATATCCTGCTATTGATGCCCAATATGTTTGGTTAACAGTCAACGGCGTATTACAAACGCCAAGTGTCGATTATAAACTTACTGAAGATAAGAATTTTGTAAAATACAAAGGTTCATTTGCAGATAATGATGTAGTTGAAGTTATACAATTTAGTGCCCAAGGTGAAATAAGCTCAAACTTTGGATTCAGTCAATTTAAAGATATTCTAAACAGAAATATTTACAAAAGACTTGGAGATGTTGCTCCACTTAAATTAGCAAAAGATTTAAAAACTTTTGATAAAGAAATTTTCTTAGATGATGCAAGTGCAATTAGTACTCCGGATAAAAATAGTAGTATCCCGGGTATTATTTTCATAAACGGTGAGCGTATTGAATTTTTAATAAAACAAGGCAATGTATTACGTCAAATACAGAGAGGAACACTTGGAACAGGTGTAGCAAGCGTTCACGAAGCAGGAAGTGATGTATATAATCAAGGATCTACACAGACAGCACCATATGCAGATCAAACTATTGTAGACGAGCAAATAGGTGACGGTTCTACTACAGTATTTCCTTTAGGATTTACTCCTAAAAACACTAATGAGTTTGAAGTGTTTGTAGCAGGTAAAAGATTGCGTAAAAACGCTATACAAATGTTTAATCCTGCACTAGATCAAGATTCACCCGAAGCAGACGAAACTGCTCCAGCAGAGTTTTCAGTAGACGGCACAACGCCAGCACTTACTCTGTTAAATACACCAGCAGTGAATGCAAAGATAAAAATTGTAAGAAGACAAGGAAAACGCTGGACAGACCCAGGAATTTCACTTAATGATGCGGAAAGTTTGGTAGCACGTTTCTTTAAGGCAGAAAAGGTGGAGCTACCCAAATAAATACAGTATAGGACAAAGGTATGATTGACAACATTAAAGAAGAAAACGGAGTAATGCTCCAAGGACATATTAAGATAACCGACGCTAAAACGGGCGAAGTTATTGTTGATAAACGTAATGCTATTCACTACGAGAATATGAGTATTTCGCTCGCAGAAAGTTTAGCAAATGCAGGACAAGGAACTATCTATCAAATGGCATTTGGTAATGGTGGAACTAGCATTGACCCTACTGGAATTATTACATACCTTACACCTAACAGTACAGGCACTAACGCTAGTCTTTATAACCAAACATTTATTAAAGTTGTTGATGATAGAAGTGTTAATAACACTGATCCTGCAAGAAATAAAATTGAATCAAGGCACGTAAGTGGTACTAACTATACAGATATTGTTGTAAGTTGTTTACTTGATTATGGTGAACCTTCAGGACAAGATGCTGTTGATAACGCAACGAACGCTGACAGTTTGTATGTATTTGATGAACTAGGACTTGTAAGTTATAGCCCATCAGGACAAGGCAGACTGTTAACACATGTAATTTTCCACCCAGTACAAAAAAGTTTGAATAGATTAATTCAAATTGACTATACTGTGCGTGTACAAAGTTTGTCAGGATTTAGTGAATAATGGCTTATACAATTAACTACTCAGATACTAACAAGGGAACTATCTCAATTGAAGATAGCACAATTAACCAGCAAACAAGTTTAGATATTCCTGGACGTAACACAACTAGTTATGGGTCAGTTATAGCAGAGAGCTTTCTTAAGCTACTAGAAAATTTTGCAAATACATCAGCACCACGTAACCCTGTACAAGGACAGTTATGGTATGATAGTTCAACAGGAGTTGATACTTTAAAATTATATGACGGTACTAGCTGGGTAAATGCAAGTGGACTTAAAAAAGGAAACAATGCGCCAGACGTTGCAAATGCACTACAAGGAGACCTTTGGTCTGATACTGACAACAATCAGTTGTATATCTTTACAGGTAGTGGATGGACACTAGTCGGACCTGAGTACAGTGATGGACTTTTAACAGGTGCGAAGCCAGTTGTTGTTACAGGTAAAGATGAAGTACTTTATACTATTTTACAACTTGAAGTAGGCGGTAATCCTATTGCAATTTATTCTACAAGAACATTCCAACCTAAGAGTACTATTCCAGGATTTACAATTATACAGCCAGGATTAAATTTATCTAATGCAAATATCGGTGGTGACGGTATTGGAAAATATTTTGGCACAAGTGAAAAAGCAGAAAATTTAGTGGTAGCAGGAGCAAGTGTAGCTTCGTCTAATTTTTTAAGATCAGATGTAGCAAGTACATCATCACAAAAATTAACAATTAGTAATAACTCTGGTATACAAGTAGGACAAGATGCTATTGTTACTTTTGATGTCCAAGGTACATCAGGAGTTGTAACTAACTTAACTTCAGGTGCACCAATTGACTTTAAGGTTAATAACTTAGGTGTGCAAGCAAATGTAATTAGAATTGACTCTACAGAAAAAGTAGGTATCAATACATTATCACCTGCAGAAGCATTAGACGTAGCAGGTTCAATACAAACAAGTGCAAATTTAATTGTACAAGGTACCACAGATAGTGCAAGTATTGGTACTGGTGCTGTAAAAATAAGCGGTGGTGTTGGTATTGCTAAGAAACTATTTGTAGGCACAGATTTAAATGTTGCAGGATCAAGTACAGTTGGAGCAATAACACCTATAGCAACTCAAACATATTCTTTAGGAACAAGTGACAAGCGTTGGTCAGCTGTACATGCTGTTGAGTTTAGAGGAAACTTAATTGGTAATATTACAGGTACAGTTACAGGTGGTGCAACAAACGCAAATAAATTAACAAGTGCATCAACATTTCAACTTACTGGAGATGTAAGTTCAAACCAAATTACATTTGATGGACAGGTTGGCGGAACAACAAAAACATTTAATACTGCAATTAGTAATACTTTTATTGCAAACAAAACTCTTGCAACACAACCTAATAATGATGATGAAATAATTATTAACAGAATTTCAGGTGATGACACAGGTGTATTTAAAATATCACAAGCGGCACTAGTAAGTAGTGTGCCGGTAATTCCAATTGGTACTATTGTTCCATTTGGTGGAGTTAATACTCCAGCAGGATGGTTACTATGTGATGGTACAGAAGTTAGAATCGCAGATTATTTAAGTTTGTACAATAGTATTCAGTATCAATTCAAAGACCAAAGCCAAGTACAGTCAGGATTTTTTGGACTACCAGACTTTAGAGGTAGATTTGCCTTAGGTGCAGATAATATGGGCGGATCGAGTGCAAACAGAGTTACAGATGCTAATGCTGATACAGTAGGACTAGGTTCAGGAGTTGAAAGCAGATCTATTGATGTTAAAAACTTACCTGAACACGAACATGATTTAAGATCACCCAAAGGTGCTCAGTTCTATGTCATATTAGACGATAGTGGTACACAGCAAGATGCTGATACTATACCGTATGATGCTCCAACAGGTTCTGGTGCTGGACAAGCACGTACATCATCAGGTGGTGTGTTAAACAGAAGAAATATTCAATACAATCAAAATACAGGTTTAGAAGAATTTGAAACATTTGATATTACAGAACTAGGCACTCCATATAATGTTATGAATCCGTTCTTAACAGTCAAATACATTATCTACACAGGAGTCGGGGGCTAATATGGCATATCAAATTAATAAGACAAGCGGAGCGTTACTTGTAAACCTAGCAGACGGGCAAATAGATACAATATCAACAGATATCACACTAATAGGTAAAAACTATACAGGGTTTGGCGAAAGCATAAACGAAAACTTTGTTAAGATGCTAGAAAATTTTGCTGGAACAGGTTCACCATCCAATCCTTTAGCAGGTCAAATTTGGTGGGATACTTCAAACAGTAGATTAAAAGTTTACACAGGTACAGATTGGACTACCGGCGGTGGACCGATTGTACAACCTACACAGCCAACAATGGTTGCAGGTGACATGTGGATTGATAACGATGCTAACCAACTTTACTTTTTTGATGGTACGGATTTAGAATTAGCAGGACCAATTTATAATGCGTTCCAAGGTAAGTCAGGACCTGAGGTAATAACAGTACTTGATAACACAGGAACAAGTAGAACTATTGTAAAATATTGGGTAGGTGGAACATTTGTTGGGCTATGGAGCAAAATTGGATTTACTCCACAAAACGTAGATACTATTCCAGGGTATACAGGAGACGTTGTAAAAGGATTTAACGTTGTTGACTCAGATTTTGTTTTTGCAGGTACAGCAACTAGAACATCAGCACTAGTTGATAGTAACAATATATCAAGAACAGCGGCACAGTTCCTTGCTAGTGACTCTGATGATGCAACATCAGGAGCATTAACAGTTAGAAATAACAATGGACTGACTATTGGACTTACTGATAACAATGTGGTAAAAGTTACAGCAGAAGGAGTTGTAAACGAGAACCAAGTTTCAGGACAAAATTATACATTTAGAATGACAACTAGCACTGGTAAAACAGATGCAATGACTATTGATTCTGGAAATAGTAGAATAGGTATTTTTAACACTAATCCAACACAAACTTTAGATGTTGGTGGTAACATGCGTGTTGCAGGAAACTTAATAGTGGACGGAGATACTACAGAACTTGATGTACAAAAATTATTGGTAAGAGATAAAAGCATTGAACTTGCAAAAGGTGACGATAGTACACTGCTAGATGATTCAGGAGTTGACGAAGCAGGTATTATAGTAGCATCATCTAATGGTAATAAAGAACTTTTATGGCGTAATTCTACAAACGCTTGGACGTCTAATGTTAGTATTAACTTAACAGGTGCAAGTTCCCTTAAATTTAACGGTGTTGATATCATTACTGGCTCTGCTGGTGTTGGTATTACAAGTATTGGTGCATTAACATCAGCAAATATTGGTAGTTTTAGTTTTACAGGTGGTAATAACTTATCTACTACAACAGTTGATGGTAGCGGAAACGGTATGAATATTACAGCGGCTGGTAATATCAACTTAGTTACACCAAGACAAATTAGAAATGTTAGTGATCCAACAGCAGATCAAGACGTAGCAACAAAAGCATATGTGGATTCTAGCATAAATTTAGAAGTTTTATCACTTGCTTTAGATGTAACAGGGCTAGGAGGATCAGGAACTGCACAACAACATACAAATATAGCTACAATTTTGAATGATATTTCTCCAGCAATCTCAAAACAGAACGGTACCGAAGCTAGAATACACTGTACAACTACTACAGGTGCTACAGCAACGCTTACAGGTTCTGCTTTGAACACTGCATTTAATGAAAGTACAGTACTAGTACAGCAAAAAGACAATAGTGGCAACGACGATGGCTCTGTAAGTGTTATTCAAAGTGCTACATTTAACGATGCTACTGGTAATATTACAAGTACAGTAACAAGAACACTTAAATTATTCAGAGTTACAGCAGGAGCCTGGACTTATGTGCAAGACTTGACTCCGGGGACTTTGATATAAATACATATAACACAATTAGGGGTTAATAAATGGCATACGTAATAAATTTAACAAATGGAGGGTCGTTAGTTACTGTTGAGGACGGCACCATTGATCAGAGTACTTCGCTTAAATTAGTAGGTAAGAACTATGCTGGTTACGGTGAGATACAGAACGAAAACTTTATCCATTTACTAGAAAGTTTTGCTAGTGGAAATGCGCCAGCAGGTCCATTATCAGGACAGGTTTGGTTTGATAGTTCATTAAAGAAATTAAAGTTCTATGATGGCACACAATTTAGAACAACAGGTGGTGCAGAAGTAGGCACTACACAACCAGTTGGTTTAACAACAGGTGATTTTTGGTGGGATAGCGGCAACAATCAGCTATATGCACAAAACGCTGACGGTGGATTTGTCCTAATTGGTCCACAGTCAATAGGCGAAACTGTAAGTGCTATGGTTACTGCACAAGTACGTGACAACAATCAAGTTAATAGAACAATTATTAAAGGTACAGTTGACGATGGCGTTGTGTTTATTGTAAGCAACGCAGAATTTACTATTGATACAACAGATCCAGCCAATGCCATTACTGGTTTTGATGTAGTTCGTCAAGGTGTAACCCTAAGAAATACAACAAGTTCTACAAACGGTATTACAAGTTCAGCACATAGATTTCACGGAACAGCAACAAACGCTGAATCACTAGGCGGTGTTAGTGCGGCAAACTTCGTACAGAACACACCAGGGCAAGAAAGTTCATTTGGCGAAACTGTTAGATTTTCAGATGATGGATATACAGTTGGCGCGGCAAATGATTTAAAAATATTTGTAGATTCAGCTGGTGCAGGTAACGAAGCTATTATAGAAAACACTGTAGGACAAAAAATTAGATTTAGAGTTAAGTCGCCAGGAGGCGTAACAACTGAAGTATTCCAAATTCAGTCTTCAGGAATGATCCCAACTACAACATCAACGTATGATATTGGTGATGCAAATTATAAATGGAGAAATATATATGCAACTTCATTTAACGGATTAGCAACACAAGCTATTGCACTTCAAGTTGGTAGTAATTATAGAACAGGTGACGTTAACGCAACAAATAACACAGTTGCAGTACGTGACTCAAGCGGTAATATTGCCGCAAACGTTTTTAACGGTATATCAACAAGTGCAAGATATGCTGACTTAGCAGAGAAATATACAACAGCAGAAGAGTATCCAGTAGGTACAGCAGTAGCAGTTGACTTTGGTGACGAAAATGATCACGAATGTATCAGTGCAAAATCAAGTTCAATGCCAATTGGTGTTGTTTCAGCTGAACCTGCTTACTTAATGAATAGTGAAGCAGAAGGACAAGCAATCGGACTTAAAGGTCGTGTACCGGTGCGTTGCAAAGGCGTTGTTAAGAAGGGCGAAGCAGTTTACGCTTGGGAAGATGGAGTATGCTCAACAGTACAAACTACAGCATTAGTAGGAATAGCTTTAGAATCAAGTACTGACGAGTCAGAAAAACTTATCGAGTGTGTACTTAAAGTATAAGTATTAAAAAGGAAGTAATATGGCAGTAGGCGACACAATTACCGCGGCGCGGTACAACATTATCCAAGCAAGAGTAGCGGCAGTTATTGGTTTAGGTTCAGGTGACGAAGGTTACGGTCAAGCTAGAGCAAGTCAAACAGTTGCGGTTGGAGCAACAGTTACAGCTCAAGATATGACAAATCTGTTTACTGATATGACTAAGATTAGATTACACCAAACTGGTACTGTACCAAGTGAAATTGCACAGCCTAGTGTAGGCGATACAATAGAAGATTCAAACGCTACTAGTAAAGAAGGTTATGTACAATATGAAAGTTTAAGTACAACCTGCCAAGCATCAAGATTAAGTGCGGCGGCAAGCCAATTAGGACTGCAAGATGGCACAGAAAGTATAAGAAACGCAGATTGGTCAACTGATATTAACCATACATTTACAGTAACATTTGGCGGATATAGTGTAACTAACGGTGACGGGTCAACAACTACAGTAAGTGGTGCAGATCATATGCGTGTATTTTTTAATGCAGGTGGTAGTGTAAATATAAGTGGAACAATTGGTTCAGGTAACAGTACTATTAACAATGACTGGCGTAACTTAATGACTAGTGTAGGTACAGTTGTATTTGGTAGAAGTACTACATCGAATGGATCTGTAGGTACAAACTTTGGTTATTCAAACTTACCTACTGGCTTTACAACAATTTTTAATAAAACAGCATCAGCTTATTCACAAAACGATTATCTTATTGAAGCAAGGAAGAACGGAGCAGTCCTAACATTCAGAGTTACATTTAATGAAGATAAAACAGGCAATCCAAACTTTGACGAAGCAGTAACAGCTACTACAACAAGCACAGCACAGCTTAATAGACCTAACAACTCTAGTAGTGTTAACATATCAGCGCCAACTTTCAACACATCAGACGGTTTATAAGAGTAAATAGTTATACTATAAACTAGGAGTATAACTATGGACGAAGCACTAGAAAAAGCACTAGAATTTTCAAATTTTACTGCGACTCTAAATGCACAAAAGCGTATATTACACGAGAAATACTTAGGCGAACTTGTAATGTACTCCGATAACGGCAAGTTTACAATCACAAAAGAACTTCTAAATTTTGTTTTTATGCTTAGTAAAGGCGGCATTGAGAAAACAGTCATAGTTGATGATAACAATACACCAATACAAATAGAAAGTGTTGTTGACTTTGTATCAAAAGCAATGCAACAATATACAGATGCAACAAATAAGTACTTAGAAGAATATAAGATTCTCAGCACCAAACGTAGTGTAGAAGGTTTAGTAGATGTCTAATGGTGTATTATGTTTTGCACACAATAACGGAAAAGTAGATTATTTAAGGCAAGCAGAAATACTTGCAGAACGTGTGAAAAAACATTTGGATTTGCCTACTACATTGGTCACTTCAACAGCAAGTGAATTACAAAATGTTGGTCTATTTGACAAAGTAATAGAGATAGAAGATAATAATTCTAATTACAAACGTTATTACAACGGTACTTTGCATCATCAACAATTACAATTTAAAAATAATGATAGAGTAAAAAGTTATGATCTTTCGCCTTACGAAAGCACATTAGTTCTTGATACAGATTATGTAATTTGTAATAATTCATTAAAACATGCCTTTGATAGCAAAAATGATTTTCAAATTTATAAGCACGGAGTAGATTTGTGTGAATGGCGCAAGCATGATGAATTCTCTTTTATAAACAATACTGGAATTCCGTTTTATTGGGCTACTTGCTTTTGTTTTAAAAAAACAAATGAGACAAAAATATTTTTTGATCTATTGCAACACTTGGTTAAAAATTGGAACCACTATGAACAAGTTTATGACATAGGAAGTAGAAATTTTAGGAATGACCATGTCTTTAGTATTGCTATCCATATGATGAACGGATTTACTGATAGTGACTGGGCTAAAACATTACCAGGAACTATGTTCTATACACTAGACAGAGACTTCATAAAAACAATTAAAGATAACTCACTTACATTTTTATTGCAAAAAGAAAAATACAACGGTGAATATATACTAGCATCTACAAAAGACTGTAATGTTCATGTAATGAATAAATTTAGTCTAGGAGAACTTATAAATGGATAAAGGATATATTATGGTTGCTATGGGCGATAATTATGTCCTACAAGCATGTTTATGTGCGATGAGCATCAAAAAGACACAATCTATAAAAAACATTTCTCTTGTTACAAGTGATAGAGTGCCAAGAAGATACAAAAGACTATTTGATAAAATTATAGAAGTTCCGTGGCACGACAAACACGCAAAAAGTTTCTATAAGACAGAGCATAGATGGAAAGTATTTCATTTAACTCCGTATGAAGAAACAGTTGTGTTAGATACTGATATGATATTTTTATCTGACATTAGTTACTGGTGGAAATATTTTGCACAAAAAAGTATTGGATTTATTTCTAATGTAAGAGATTACAGAAATCATCTTATTGATAATGATTATTATCGAAAGGCTTTTACAGCAAATAGTCTGCCAAACATTTACTGTGCATTTCATTATTTTAAAAAAGATGATACAGCATTAGAGTATTATAAAACTTTGAATCGCATATGTGAAAATTACGAAAAATATTATGAAATTTATGCACCTAAACAAATACCTAAATTAAGTAGCATGGATGTAAATCATTCTATTGCTATACTAGAAAACAACATAGAAGATTATACTGTAAAGTCTCCTAGCTTCGTACATATGAAAAGTAAAATACAAGGATGGTCAAACCCTCCAGAAAACTGGTTAGATAGGATACCTTATTATTTAGATGAAGACTTTAATTTAAAAATAGGAAATTTTATGCAACATGGTATAGTTCATTACACTGAACAAAAATTTGCTGAAGATATTATAGGAGAGTATGATGCATCACGTTAGCACACATACACAACAATATGTATGCTTCAATCAAAAGACTGGAAGAATTTTTAGTATAGGTCCTAGTATAGAAGAAGGATACCAACACATAAAAGTTACTGAAGAAGAAGTAGAACCTATTAAAAGTTTGAAAGAAAAAATGACAGACTATGTTGTTGCTTATAATCGTAGTGATAAGAAATTTGTACTTAAGAAAAATATCTATGTACAACATGAAGCAAAATTCATTGAAATTAAACCAGTTGACGAATCAATCATGTACGATCTGTTATTGACTGTTGACAAAGTTACCAAAAGATGTTATATTAATACGGGTATTGAACTATTAGATACAATGAAAACTACAAATGTTGATCTACAAAAAGAAATAAGTTTTAGTTTTACAAAAAAAGGTGACCCCCATATTTTGTATGAACAACTTACATTTAACATTGCATCGAACGAATCTAAACCTTTAAATATAAAAGGACCATACAGTGTTTACGCTAATTGCGATATGGCAACTTGTATGTATAAGGAGTTATAATGAAAGTTAAAATTGCAGAATTAGATATAATATACCTAAGCTATGACGAACCAAATGCTGAAAAAAATTATGCTGATCTACTTACAAAAGTTCCTTGGGCAAAACGAGTACACGGTGTAGAAGGGTCAGATGCGGCACATAAAGCCTGTGCTGAATTATCAGAAACAGATAGATTTGTAACAGTCGACGGCGATAACACAATTCGTCAAGATTTTATAAACCAAGTTTTAGATTTTGACGAACATACAGACTTAGCCAACAGTGTGATTAGTTGGTGCGGAAAAAATAGTATAAACGGTTTGATGTATGGTAACGGCGGATTAAAATGTTGGCCTAAAGAATTTGTGTTAAATATGCGTACACACGAAAACGCTGATCCTAATAATCAGTCTGCACAGGTTGATTTTTGTTGGGACCTACAGTATATTCAACAAAACAGTTGTTATTCAGATGTACATAATAACGAAACTCCACATCAGGCTTGGCGAGCAGGATTTCGTGAAGGTGTAAAAATGGCACTTGACAGAGGAGTCAAGCCGACCAAAGAAGAGTTCTTAAAAGGACACTGGAAAAATTTACATAGACTATGGATTTGGTTAATGGTAGGAGCAGATGTACAAAACGGAAACTGGGCCATATTAGGAGCCAGAGAAGGACTTAGTATGACTATGTTAAGTGATTGGGATTATGTAAATGTACGAGACTTTGAATATCTTAACAATCTCTGGGCAGGACGTGATCAAATGCCCGAAGATGTTTTACATACAGAAATTTTTAATTACGGAAGTGATTTAGTAAACAATTTAGAAATACCTATTTCAATACAACCTCTCAACGAAGAACAAAGCTCTTTTTTTAAAACTGTTTATCAAAATCCAAGCAGAGGCGGCAACCAGCAGTTCATTGATAAGGAAAATTAATGCTTAAAGGTGAACCAATAGAAGTTAAAGAAAAACTAGATAAAGTTGGGTGCGGATTTTGTCTTGCCAAATGGACACAAGTTACAATTCACTTAGGCACAGGTATAAATCATAGTTGTCATCATGTAAAAGCACATAGGATTGATTTAGATGAACTTGCAAAAAATCCTAATGCACTTCATAATACAGGCTTCAAAAAAAATGTAAGAAAGCAAATGCTAAAAAATGAACGCCCAGGCGAGTGCGATTACTGCTGGCGTATCGAAGACAACACAGATAAGTTTAGTGATAGAGTTTACAAAAGTGCTGATGCGTTTAGTTGGAGCGATTACGATACAATTAGCAACTTTACAGGAGACGAAGATTTTTATCCTAGATATGTAGAAATTAGTTTTAGTAATGTATGTAATTTCAAATGTGCATATTGTGGTCCGCCATTTAGTAGTAAATGGATGGAAGAAGTTAAGCAAAAAGGACCATATGATTTAAACACTTGGGCATACAATATGATTGATCCTAACGAAACGCCTATACCTGAGCGTGAAGATAATCCATATATTGAAGCATTTTGGAAATGGTTTCCAGAAGCAGTAAAACATATGCATACTTTCCGTATTACAGGAGGAGAACCTCTGTTAAGTAAACATACTCAAAGAGTGATTGATTACTTAATTGAACATCCGCAACCCAATTTAAAATTTGCAATTAACAGTAATGGATGCCCACCTAAAGATTTATGGAAAAGATTTACAAAGTCTATAAAGAAGTTAGAAGATTCAAATGCTATTAGAGAATTTTGTTTATACACAAGTGCAGAAAGTACAGGTACTCAAGCAGAATATAGTAGATTTGGTATGGACTGGCGATTGTTTACTGATAACATCGAATACTTTGCAAGACATACTGCAAGTAAAATAAGTTTCATGAGTGCTTTTAACATTTATAGTTTACCAACATTCAAGTCGTTTTTGATCTGGGTGCTATATTTAAAGTCAACATATTGGGGTAGGCATCCAGGAAACCAAAGGATACTAATTGACATTCCGTATGTGCGAAATCCTGCATTCTTAGATGTTAAAATAGCAAATGAACAAGTGGTAGATGATTATTTAAAACCTGCATTAAAATTTATGCAAGAAAACACAGACCATCATGGCTTCAAACAGATTGAGACTGTAAAGCTAGAACGCATTGTATCAGATGTAGAGCACAGACTTAAAAACAAAGACGACTTTTGGAAAGAACAGCAAGAAGCTCAAAAAATGTTTTTTAGGTTTACAAAACAATATGACAAAAGAAGAGATGTAAATTTTGTAAAGGTTTTTCCTGAGTACGAACAATTTTTGGAGATTTGTAAAAATGTATGATATTATTTTTATAAGCTATCACGAACCAAATGCAGAAGAAAATTATAACAATCTTTATTCAAGATTCAATACTGTCGGAGTATTTGGTGATAGAGTAAAACGTGTAAAAGATGTTAAAGGCATTCATAACGCACATGTAGAAGCGGCCAAACTTGCAAACTCAAGTTACTTTTATGTAGTTGATGGAGATGCTGTAATTGTAGATGAATTTAATTTTGGATACACTACAGAAGAAAAGGATCTAGTTCATGTATACAGATGTATGAATCCAATTAATGATCTTGTTTATGGTTATGGAGGTGTAAAATTATTTCCAACTACATTAACAAAAAATATGGATACAAATACTAACGATATGACTACAAGCATAAGTGATAAATTTAAAGTTATGAACGAAGTAAGTAATATAACAGCATTCAACACAGATCCTTTTAATACTTGGAAAAGTGCTTTTAGAGAATGTGCTAAACTATCAAGTAAAACAATAGATAGACAAAAGGAGCAAGAAACAAATGGAAGACTTAAAACTTGGACAACCGTGGGACACGATAGAGAGTTTGGTGAATTTGCGATTAGAGGTGCTAGGGATGGTATGCAGTTTGGCCTTTCTAGCGGGGCTGATCTTGGGTTAATAAATGATTTTGAATGGCTAAGGAAAAAGTTTGATGAGCATTAATTGGAAAGACGATAACGATATTTTTGGAAGGATGTTAGTTCTAACTGACAATCCTATATTCAATAATTTGCGTAATGCTGTGGATAATCATAAAGCTGATTTGACAGATGCTTTAAGTTGGGGACAACTTAAAAGCAAAAGATGGTTAGTTAACACTTTAGAAGATATTGATGTGCCATTAGGAACTGTATTTTTGTGTGCTGGTTGGTATGCTACACTTGCGGCCATGTTGTTTAGAAGTCGTTGCTCAATAGATAAAATTAGAAGTTTTGACATAGACGATAGTTGTTTAGAAATAGCAGATACAATAAATCGCAATCAAGTAAAAAAAGATTGGCAATTCAAAGCAATAACGCAAGATATAATGGATATTGATTATAATAAACATACTTGGCAAACTTGGAGCAAAGCTAATAACAGAATGAGTAGAGATATAACAGATTGTCCTGATACTGTGATCAATACAAGTTGTGAACATATCAAAGAATTTAATAAGTGGTATGAAAAAATACCAAATGGTACCTTAGTTGTTTTACAATCTAACAATTTTTTCGATGTGAAGGATCACGTAAATTGTGTAAAAAATCCTTTGGAATTTAAAGAACAATCTCCAATGATGGACTGCTTTTATTCAGGATCCTTAGAGTTGCCAAAGTATAATAGATTTATGAGAATTGGCGTAAAATAATGAAAGAAATATGGAACACAGATGTATCTAGGATAGTACATGATACTAAAAATAATATTTTAATTAAGACTCTAAAAAGAAAGCCACTTACTAAAGAATGGTTTCGTTGTTATAAAAATCTGCAAAATAGAACTCCTCATATTGTAAAGATAATAGATTTAATAGATGAGCATACATACTCAATGGAATATTTAGAGGGCATCGAAACAGATTTGTACAAACTATTAGAACCGCATAAGAGTAAAGTCTTAACTAAAGCAGATTATATAAGACTGTTCAAATGTATTAATCATACATGGACAGCATCAATGGGATTAAGTAGTGAATGGAACGATAACAGATTTTTTGTTAATCAAGATGCACATTTAAAAAATATAGCAGTAATTAAAAACAAAAACGGATTACACTTCAAATATTTAGATGCTGACGCATGGTATATAGCTAACGGATATCATGGAGTAGATGCATTTTATACATCACAATTAAAAATAGTTTTATCAATGCAAAGGGTACTAACATAGTGTATTTTTACAAAGACATAAAAACTATACATCTAGAGGTAACACAAAATTGCCAGGCGGCTTGTCCTATGTGTGATAGAAATTGTAACGGTCAAGGTGTAAATCCACATATTAATTTAGATGAATTGTCATTAGAAGATTGTAAGAAGATATTTTCTCCTAAATTTATCAAGCAACTTGACACTATGTATATGTGTGGCAATCTAGGTGACCCTATTGTTGCACGAGATACATTAGAAATATTTGCATACTTTAGAGAACACAATAAAAACATGTGGCTAAGTATGAATACAAATGCAGGAGCAAGAGATGAAGTATGGTGGAGCAACCTGGCAACAATTTTTGGTCGGATGGGGTCTGTTATTTTTAGCGTTGATGGTCTTCGTGATACTAATCATTTATATCGCCAAGGCGTTAACTGGAACAATGTAGAGCGTAGTATGGACGCTTTTATAGAAGCAGGCGGTCGAGCTCGTTGGGACTTTTTAATTTTTGAACACAATCAACATCAAGTAGAAGAAGCAGAAAAATTAAGTAAGCAAAAAGGTTTTGAAAAATTTACTGCAAAAAAGACAGGACGTTTTATTACACAAGATAGTAAGAAAAAAGAATCACATCAAGCAGTTGATAAGAAAGGTAAAGAAACAACACAATTAAGAAAACCTGATAAAAAATATCAAAATAAAGCATTACAAAAACAAGACATTATTATTAAAAAATATGGTAGTATGGATGCATATTATGATGCGGCTCCTATTATATGTAAAGTTAAAAAAGAAAATAGTTTATATATAACAGCAGAAGGTTTAGCTTTGCCTTGTTGTTGGACAGCAGGACGCATGTACAAGTGGTGGCATAAAGATCCTAAAGTAGAACAAATATGGGACTTTATTCCTAACAAAAATGCATTAGATGCACGTTCTGGATTAGATAAAGTTTTTGAGACAGGTATATTTAACACAATACAAGATAGTTGGTCGAAGCCAACTTGCGGAGAAGGAAAATTAAAAGTTTGTGCTATGAAGTGTGGTGCAGAGTTTGACCCGTTTGCAGAGCAGTTCAAATGATAGACAGAATTAAAAAAATTGAATTAGAAATTACAAGTGACTGTAATGCCGCTTGTCCTGGTTGTGCAAGGACACTTAATAGAGATATACTAGAAGTGGTAGATTTTTCTCTTGATGATCTAAAACGTATATTACCTACTAAAAAACATATTGATGGTAAAGATATTAGACTTTGCGGAGTATTAGGAGATCCTATGATACATCCTCAAGTCATTGATATCACTGAATATTTGTTATCAAACGGTGCGATAGTAACTATTAGCACCAATACTGGTGTAGGTACAAAGAGCATATGGTATGATTTAGGATTACTAAGCAAGAAATATCACAAGAATTTTATTTTGCAAGCATGTATCGATGGACACAGAGAAACAAATCATATTTACAGAGTTAATACTAAATTTAATGTTATTGAAAGAAATCTTGAAGCATATGCAGAAAATAGTTACAAAGGAGAATTTAATAAAAATAAATGGACTTTTATTGTATTTGATCATAATGAACAAGAAATAGAAGCGGCAAAAGCACACGCAGAAAAATTAGGATTAAAATTTTTTATTAGAACAGGCATGCGTAATAGTTACTATAATTGGGTGGCAGAAATAGGAAAGAAAAGTAACAAAGAAAAAAAGGTAATAACCACAACAGGTAATAAACAACATGATCGCAGAGAAGAAGTTTACAAATTAGATAGTCTTATGCAAAACAATCAAATAGATAAAAAAGTTATTGACACCATAGTTTGCAAGTATGTGCATGAAGGAGAAATATTTATAAGTGCTAAACAGGAAATGTGGCCATGCTGTTTTTTGTGGGATAGTGCATTTAAAAATAAAGAAAATATTCTAGAAAAACTAAGTGAATTTCAAACAGGCTGGAATAGTCTTAGATTAAATAGTATAGAACAGATTATGCAACATCCTTACTATGAAAAAGTTTTAGAAGAAAGCTGGAATCCATCACACAATAAACATTTGAGAAGATGTATTAGAACGTGTGCATCACATAAAGCATATCAGAATGTACAGGTAGAACAAAAATGAGTTGGCAAATACCTGTTAAAAATCAAACAAAATTACAAATAGAAATGTCAAATTATTGCAATGCCGCATGTCCTGCCTGTGCAAGAGCAGTTGTAAGTGACTGGTCGGCAGATATGGACTATAGGATTACTATAAATGACACATACGTCAGTTTAGAAAAATTTAAAAGTTGGGTATCCAAAGATGTATGGACTGATCTAAGACTTATTCATATGTGTGGTAATTATGACGAAGCTACTACTAATCCAGACTTATTAGATATTATAAAATGGATTTTCGAAAATGATAAATTATTTCCTAGCAAACCAAAAATTACTGTTTCTACTAATGGCGGAACACGTAATACAGAATTCTGGAAAGAATTAGGACAACTTTCAAAGAAGTATAATTGGCGATTACATGTTAATTTTGGTTTAGATGGTCTTGAAGATACTAACCATATTTACAGAGTAAATGTTGACTGGAAAAAAACACAAAATAATTTTAGATCATATATTGCGGCCGGCGGCTGTGCAATATGGCAATTTATTTTCTTTGCTCACAATGAACACCAAGCTAACTTAATAGAAGACATAGCAAAAAAAGAAGGATTTCATAGAGTTAAATTTATTGGTAGCCCACGTAAAAACTTTGGAGAGAACAGTCAACATAAAAAAGATCCAAAAGGAGAAACTTTTGACGTGTTGCCTAAAGTTTTACCAAAATGCATCAGTAGTAAAATAGATGATCAAGGTTTATATATTACGCATCAAGGATATGTTGTACCGTGTTGTTGGTGGGGAACAAAAAGCGGATTCAAAGATTTATGGGATCTTTACAGCAAAGAAAATGGCTCTGAACATCATAGATTAAACGGTTCAAACAGCATACAGGATATATTTGATAGTGAATGGTATACTAATATATTCTATAATATTAAAAGCGGAATTTTTCCTAAGTGTATAGAAAATTGCAAAGAAAATAAGATTTCTACACAACGATTTGAGCCAGTACATCAATTAACCACCACTATAACACGATAAGTACATATATGAGTAAAGTTTCAGATACATTTTGTATCCTACCGTGGGTACACCTAAGCACAAGACCAGACGGAAGTATGAGAGTTTGTTGTACAGCGAACGCAAGTTCTGTAGGACCAACTAATGACAAAGAGCATGGCGGCCAAGTTGGAATTCTTAAAGATGAAGAAGGACGTCCTAATAATCTTAATGTAAGTGATTTTGAAACAGCATGGAACAGTACATATATGCGTAATGTACGTAAACAAATGCTGAACGGAGAAGTACCACCTAGTTGTATAAAATGTTTCAAAGAAGAAGCGGCTGGTCATAACAGTAAACGTATGTGGGAAACAGCATATTGGAGTGAGCGTGTTGATGTAGATAATCTTTTAGAGAACACAAAAGAAGATGGTAGCGTACCTCCTCAGTTAGCATATATTGATTTACGATTTGGAACCAAGTGTCAACTTGCTTGTGTAATGTGTTCACCTCACGATAGTTCAGGTTGGATTAAAGATTGGAAAGCAATGTTTCCGGCAGTAAAAAATGAATCACTAAAAGAAACAATGCAGTGGCAAGACAAAGGTAGTACAAATGGAAGTAGTTATAATTGGCACAAACAAAATCCTACATTCTGGAAACAATTTTACGAGCAGATGCCAAGTATGCAACAGATATATTTTGCTGGTGGCGAAAGTTTAATTATTGAAGAACATTATGAAATACTTGAACATGCTATTAAAATGGGATATGCTAAAAATTTAGAGCTTAGGTATAATAGTAATGGAGTTGAATGGCGCGAAGATTTGTTTGACCTATGGAAACATTTTAAATTAGTTCGTTTTCATTACAGCATTGATAGCATAAAAGAAATGAATGAATATATTCGTTATCCTAGTAAATGGAAAAGACAGGAAGAAGTTTTTCATATACTAGATAATGATACACCTAACAACACTGAAGTTACTGTGGCTTGTGCAGTACAAGCACTCAACATTTACTATATACCCGATTTTATAAAATGGAAACTGACACAAGGATTTAAAAAAATTAACATGTGGCCATTTGGTGCAGGAGGAGTGAATTATCACTTTGTATATCATCCACCGCACTTAAATGTAAAAGTTTTGCCTAATTGGTTTAAGGCTGAGTGCCGTAAGAAATATGAAGAATTTTATCCTTGGTGGGAAGAAAATTGGGAACTAGGAATTCCTAGTTGGCACAAAGGTAAAGTACAAAAAGACGACTTCATGCAAGCAAGCTATGGGATTAAAAGGCTAAAAGGTATGCTTAATTTTATGGAAAGTGAAGATTGGAGTAGACGTCTGCCAGAAATGCAAGAGTTTCTAAAAAGGTGCGACACTCAACGCGGGAATACTTTTGCAGAAACTTTTCCTGAAATGAAGGATATTTTCAGTGAGCTTTGATACTGTAGATTTATTGACAGGAAATTTATTCCAAGTTTCATGGGATCTTGGTCGCAGATGTAATTATGACTGTACGTACTGCCCAGTAACAAGACACGATAATTTTAGTCCACATGCTACACTAGATCAATTGAAGTCTAGTGTTGATTTTTTATTTGAATATATGGACACGTATATGCAGTACAGAGATTTTAAAGAAGCAAGTATAAGTTTTACAGGAGGAGAGCCTACAGTCAACCCCAACTTTATTCCTTTTATTGAATACTTAAAAGAAGAATATAACAAAAGATATAGAGATAGATGGCACACTGGATTCTCTCTTACAAGCAACGGAGCAATGGGTCCTAAAATTGCTCAACAAATTATAGACAAGATGAGTTTTGTTACACTAAGTTATCATACTGAAGCAGATCAAAAACTTAAAAATCAAATAAAAGATAGAATTATGCAATTCCATACAGCATCAGAAGCCGCAAAAAATTCTAACGGTAAAAAGTATTTTGGATTCAAAGTAAATGTAATGTTTCATGCACAGTATTTTGACGAGTGCAAAGAATTATGCAAGTGGTTAGATCAATTAGGTGTGTGGTATGTGCCAAGAATAATAGGTGAAGAGCCTGATAGCAAACCTAGTTTTGCACACAAATACACTGACGATCAACTAGATTTTATTAAAAATTATTGGAAGTACAAAGAAGAAGGATTGAACAACGATAAGTTAAGTGCAGTAGGCGAAAAAACAACCGAAAAGAAAAAATTAGGAATGAGTCTAGGAAGACCGTGTTGCGGCGGAAGAGAAATGTGTTTAAGTTCTGGAGATACAAGTAAAAAAAGTAATTTTGTTAACATGCGTGAATTTAAAGGTTGGCATTGTAGTGTAAACTGGTTCTTTTTACATCTTGAACAACAAACTGATCAAGTGTTTCATCATCAAACTTGTCAAGCTCGTTTTGACGGTACTAGAGGACCAATTGGAAAAATTAGTGAAGGACAAAAAATTATTGCAGAGCTTAAACATAAATTAGAATCGAAAACCATGCCAACAATGATTTGCCCTAAGCATACTTGTGGTTGTGGGTTGTGTGCTCCTAAAAGCAAATTTAAAGAAAAATATTTACAAACAGTCAAAACACATTTTGACACTGGTGTGTTAAATGCATAATTGTTTAGAATCAATTAACAGTTTATATATACAAAAAAAAGACAGCGGCTATGTTACTACGCCTTGTTGTCTTTTCAAGCAAAAAGGAAAACATACTGTAAAAGATATAAATGAATTGTTAGATAATGATTATATAAATGAAGTCAGAGAAAGATTTAAAGGAGATTGGAAAAGACCTGAATGTAATGACTGTGTAATGAACGAATCTATGGGTAGAGAAAGTAAGCGACAGCAGAGTTTACTTAGAGGTGATAAGGGAATTATTGTTTGGGATTTACGTCCTGGAAACACTTGTAACTTAAAATGTGCCATGTGTAATCCTGGTAATAGTAGTAAATGGTATGAAGATTTAGATGTATATTCTAAATACCGTACAGGCAATATTGATCAATTTAGACAGGTTAGGGAGTCTTTAGATTGGGATTGGGTATATGAAAGATGCAAGGATAAAGCTGTAAAAATATATATTGCAGGTGGAGAGCCTTTTTATATGAAAGGTGTTCAACGATTTTGTAAGTTATTATCAGAACATGAATGGAATCGTAAGCATACAGAAATTCAAATACAAACTAATGGTGTAAGTAACACAGATAGTTTTTTAAAAACATTAGAAAAATTTGAAAGACTTACTTTTTCAGTAAGTATAGACGGCTGGGGTTCTGTTAACGAATTAATTAGATTTCCTACACATCATGATATATTTTGTCGAGATACTCAGCAATTAGTAGATCTAAATCCTATGAATATTAGTTTTAATATTACTGTACAAGCAATGAATTTGCCAAACGTAGATAAAGTAGTAACAAAGATACGGAGAAAATGGAATGGTACTTATGATATACATAAACTTTATAGTCCTAATTTTCTATCTGTAAATTGTTTGAAGCCTCATGTTGTGCAGAAAGTATTACAATTAACAAAAGTACAAGAGCTTAAAACATTCTATAAAGATTATAAATTTGATAAAGAGGGTAATGCAACTATGCAAAGGTATCTATTAGATCTAGATGCAAAAAGAGGAACAAATAGTAAAAAAACTATACCGTGGTGCTTTGAATAATGTTAACAACTGATACACTAGAATGGATTGACATAGAACTTACAAGTTTTTGTAATATTCGTTGCAAAGGCTGTTTCCGTGTTATTTCTGATCATGCTGACAAAATCTTAAACAAGACGTATTTAGATCTTAATACTATTAAAGAAAAGTTTCAAAAAGAAATGTTTCCTAATATCAAGATAATTAATTTCTGTGGTAGTGTAGATGAGCCTTGTAGTCATCCTCAGTTCCACGAAATTATAGAACATTTTGCAGACTGGAACGCACATATTAATATTGCTACTAACGGTAGTTTACGCACAACAAAATGGTGGGAAAAATTAGCAAACATTTTACCGTCTTCGCACAGAGTAACTTGGGGTATAGATGGTAGTGATGAATTATCAGAAAGATATAGAGAAGGATCAAACTTTAAAAAAGTACAACAAAACTATAGGGCATTTATCGCGGCAGGAGGAAAATCAAATTGGCAATTTATTAGTTTCGAACATAATGAACACCAATTAGAAGAAGCAAGAGAACTAGCCAAGCAGGAAGGGTTTGTAAAATTTCAAACTATAATAAGTCATAGGAAAGACACAGGCGGCGTAAAACATAAAAAAACTGAAGTAGAAGAATCTAATTGTATTAGCTGTAAATATGCTAATCAAAAACGTATCTTTGTGAATCATATGGGCAACGTAATTCCTTGCTGTCATTTAAATTCTAAAATGCTAGAGTATCCTGTCAGTGGACATAAGCATGATAAATTTGAAGATATACTCGAACAACAAGATTATATGACAGATATAAACTTATCTAATGTAAGTATTGCTGAGGCTATGAACGGAAAAGTTTGGACTGATATAAAAAATAGTTGGACAGCAGAAAACAAAATACCACGTTGCGAACAAGTATGTAAAGAAAATAAAAGAGATCAATTTATCAAAGAGAAGTTATAAAATGATTGACAAAATTAACATAAGGTGCTATAATAAACTATGACTCAAGATTTAAAATGGAGTAATTATGACTTTACAAAAATACCACTTGAGGATATTGTCAGTGTGGGCCAACGCACTTTGCTCTATCGTGACGTATTTACGGTTAGTTGGTTGCTTGGTCGCTTTTGTAATTATAGGTGTAGCTACTGTTGGCCATACGCAAGAAGTGACAGAAAAGATCACAGACCAACCGAGTTGTGTCTTCGAACTATTGACGAAATCAAGCGACAAGCCAGAGGAAACGGTTTCAATTCATTTCACTTTTCTTTGTCAGGGGGTGAGCCTACCTTTCATCCAGGATACTTGGACATTCTCAAATATCTCGCCGATGACGTAGAAAATACAAATTATACAAGTATACATATGACATCAAATTGTTCACGTAAAATTAATTGGTTTGAAACTTATGTTGAATATGCTAAAGCATTTCATAGAGCTAGTATTACTGCAAGTCTACATACTGAACACGTAAACACACCTGTAAAAATGCAGGAGTTTGCAGACAAACTTATATTTTGCCAAGAGCATGATGTACAGGTTACAATAAACATGGTAATGGTTCCTGCTTGGTTTGAAAGGGATTGGGATAATGCACTGTTTTTCCATGAACAAGGAATTAATGTAACACTAAAGCCACAAAGTGATCCTACTGCTAGTTTTGTTGTTGATGGTTATACGGAAGAACAATTAGCGAAATTACATAATGGTATGCCTCAACGTGCATATACAGAAAACAAACGTAAATGGGCAGACCGACCAAAAGCTAAATTTAAAAAGTGGAGTGAGTTTAATACAAAAGAAACTATACCTCCTCACTTTCAAGTAGAAATGGAAGATAGTAAGGGCAATAAATATTATATGGATCAAGCAGAAAGATTCAATGCTTTCAATTTTAACAAGTTTAAAGGTTGGAATTGTAATGCTGGATATCAAGGTATAATTATACGTGAACCAGACGGTAGTATAAAACGCAGTTACAGTTGCGGTGATGTTCCTTTAGGAAATATTGAAACAGGATTTAAACTGTTTGAAAAAGCAATGCCTTGTATCACTGAAAGTTGTGTTTCAAGTGCAGATTCAAAAATACCAAAAAGGAAACTTAATGCAATTTAACGATGTAATAAAAGCAAGGACTAATACTTATACTTGGGATTATACAAAGGAAGTAGATGTACAATTAATAAAAGATGCAATGTATGATGCTTATATGCAAGCTCCTACAAAAAATCTAAAATATCCTTTTGTTATTAAATGTATTAAGAATGATGAGCCTAATCGTAGAAAAGAAATAATGACAATTTGTCATCGCAATGATGAAATGCCTATCGAAACTGATTATGGTAATCCGCAAGTTCTAGCACCTTATCTAATTGGATTTTCACAAAGAGATGTTACTAAAGCAGAAGTACAATACCAATTTTATAACAGAACATCAACGGCTGTTGATAGATATGACCATTTAGAATTTGGTATTCAAGCCGCATTTATAATGTTAGCATTACAAGATAGAGGACTTAGCACAGGTATAACACAAAATTGCAGTCATGATCCTGAAAGATGTGCAGAACTGTTCGGAGTCGATAATCCTATACGTTTAATATTAGGAGTAGGATATGCTAGTAACGAACTAGAATATTTAGATCCTAGAACTAATGCTATGAAAAGTGTGCCCTATGATAGAAAAAACATAGATCAAATTTATAATCGACCTAGTTTTGAAGAAGTATATAAAGTTGAGGAGGAATAAATGGACTTAAAAAAATATGATAAAGATGGTAATCTTTTAAATTTAACTAAAGCATATGATAGGAATGATAAAGCCACTGGTAGTAATTATTATGAGTGGTATAAAAACGATCCTACACAATATGAGCCAACAGCAGATGACTTAAAATGCGAATTGCAGTTAAATTTATTGGGAGATTTTGAAGCATTATCTTTGCGTCCTGATGTTAAAAAGTTTAAAGATGAAGTAAAAACTGCTGAATTTGTTCCTTACTTGCGTAGAGAAGGTGTAAGTAATGATAGAGAGGGAATATTATTAGTAGGATTAGAAGGTGATAAGCCTACAGATAGTTTAAGTAGGCCCGAAGCAATGAAAAGAGCAGGCCGTGTATTAAAGGAAACTGACTTTAATACTCCGACATCTGCTTACAGTCATTTTGAAAGTTTACGTCCAATCTTAGATTATTGGTCAGGATTAGGACGCACTATGATTGTCAAAACAAATAAAGGCGGGTGGTTTCCACCGCATAGAGATAGTCCTTTACTGACACGTGATTCATTTAGAGTAATTTGCTTTTTAGGAAACTCTGATACAAACAGTTACGAATGGTGGCTTGGAGATAGTCGTAGAACAATTATACCAAATACAACTTATTATGTTGATACAACAAAAGTACATAGAACACACAGTTGGATGAATAATAGTTACCATCTAATTTTAAATGTACCTAAAACTTGGGAAAATGTTATAAAACTTACAAGCATTTTGGAGAATCCATAATGTTAGATATTAAAGAAATAAATCGACTCGAAAAAAACAATTCTGATCCTAAACAAGTTATTGACTTTATAACTATGGATGAAAATAATTCTTTGATAGAATATTTTAATACCCAAGAAAAAATAGAAAAAAATACAGGACCTATAGTTTGTAAGATTAATACTGATAACTCTGTGTTTGATGATATATTCACAAGACTTAAAGTATTAATAGGTGAAGCAAAAGTTATGAGTGCTATAATATTTGAAACACCTTGGGCACACGTTATACACAATGATGTAGATAAAAATTACAAAACACCTTATAAAGCAGTTACTATTCCTTTGAAACTTTGGGGAGATGTGAAAGACGACAAAATAAAACTTATGATGTTTGATCAATATTATTATCACGACGGTAAAAAATTTATGGGCGGCGGCACAGATTTTAAAAATTTTTATAGCCACGGACCTTTATTTGATTACACTGATGTAAGTTATACTAACAATAAAGGGATACCAAACGACATTAAAGAAAATTATCTCACACATCTTAAGCCTGATTGGTTAGAAGGATTATCTGTACATAGTTATTTTCCTTGGAAAATTAATAGTGCAATTATTTTTGATTGTGCTAGATTGCATAGTAGCAGTGACTTCAATGCACTAGGCGTAAAAAAGAAATTAGCAATGAGTATATTTACAGCGAGAGAAACATGAAATTATTATGCGACGGATGGTGTGCTGATTATGATATAAAACTAAAAGGCATGCCCAAAGATGAACTACAAGAAGTTTTTAAGGATATTTACAAGTATCTAGTTTTAAATTTTCACAATCAAGACTTAGATGAAGCGGAATTGTTACGTATCAGCGAAGTAGTAGGAAGTGTACAAAAGCAAGATCCTAAAGACGCCCAAAGGGCTCACGGCGGTAGCGGTGATGTGTGGGCAGGTGAAGGCATACTTCGAGTTGGAGGAGATGCAATTACAGGCAAGCCTAGTTTGTTTAGTCACAAACATGATTTGGATTGGCATGCTAATCAACCTAGCAATCCAAATAGAAAACAACTTATTTGGTTGTATGCACTAACAGGAACAGTAGGCAGTAGAACAAGTTGGCTTAACAACAGTTGGGCTTATGATGATTTGCCTAACGATGTAAAATTACAAGTAGAAGATTTAAAAGTTGTCTGTGGATACAAAGCTGGCCGTTATAGCGACACGCCATTATTTAAAGATCATCTAGATAGAGATAATCCTGTAAGCCTTATACAAAACTTTGGCGAACATAAAGGAATCTTTTTTCCTTTCTATCAAATATTTGAAGTAGTAGGATATTCAGAAAAAGAAAGTCAGGAACTAATAGAGTTTTTACAAAACCATATTTTAAATGAAAAGTATATGTATCATCATGATTGGCAAAATGGCGATCTTAACATTGCAGAGCAAGTTGTTACAATACACAAACGTTGGCATTTTGAGCAAATGGGTCAACGTATACTTTGGAGAGTAGCAAGTGGACATGAAAATTTGCAGTGAAATTTTAGCCCTAAGTACAGCGGTACGAACTAACGTACTTCCGGACGTTAACCACGCTGTAGAGGGCTTAAAATGCGATTTAGACGGTGTTTTAAAGTACTCTACAAGCATCAAACAGTGGTTAAAACCTGTTGTAGATCTATCCAATTTCCACGTATATCCTATGAATGGAATCACACAAGGATTGGATTGGTGGTTTGACAAAGAGCGTAGATCAGTTACAATGGAGCGTGGAGACTACCAATGGATTCATCCAAAAGCAGGCACTAATAGGATACATTATATAAGTGTGCCTAGTGCTATAGACGGTAACTTTGTAGATATACCTACTGAAATTCCAACAGCAGTTGACCTTGCATATGTAGGAAGCACACAAATTAAAAAGATAGAACTGCCAAATAATGTAGAATATGTTTTTTATAGTTTAAGCAAACCGTTTGGAGTGCGTAATATTAGGACAGGTTGGATTTTTACAAAAGAACCAGACCAGCGTTTAGATGCTATAACTAATAGTGCCAAGTATTATAATTATTATGCAAACAGTATAGCTGAAACAATTATTAACAAATTTGATATTGATTATATTTGGAAAACATTGATAGATAAACAAACAGAAGTTTGTAATGAATATAACTTCAAACCAAGCGACAGTGTATGGCTTGCTACCACAGACAATCCTGCATACGATAAATTTAAGAGAGGAGATGTGAATAGGTTATGCCTCGCACCGTGCTACTAGGAACTATCTCAAGTGTTTATCACGATTGGGTGCCATACCCTGTAGGGTGCCTTATCTCTCATTGTATGAAGAATCCTAACATTGCAAAAGATACTAATTTCTTAGAACCTTTGTATAAAAACAAATGGGATAACGAAGACACACACAAAAAATTAAAACAAGCAGATATACTTGGGCTTACTTGTTATGTTTGGAATCAAAATGCAAATGATGAAATTGCACAAATATTTAAAAAATACAATCCAAATGGAATTGTTGTTTATGGTGGTCCTAATGTACCAGAAGAAAATTTAGAGGATTTCAAACGTGATTATGTAGATCATTATATGACAGGTCCAGGCGAATTACAATGGGAAAAGTTATTAGATCCTACAAGTGAAAGTGAATATGCTATACCTACACCATATACTGATGGAATATTTGATGACATATTGAAACGTGAAGATGATATAGCAGTTGCATTTGAAACTAATAGAGGATGTCCTTATCATTGTGCATTTTGTGATTGGGGCGGAGTAAGTCGTAGTAAAATTACTAAATTAAAAGATGCCGCAGTAAAAGAAACTATAGAACACGTTTTAAGTTTTGATAAGGTAAAACGTTTAGAAATACTTGATGCAAACTATGGTATATTTCCTAGAGATGTAGATTTTGTACAGCATATTGTCGATAATAAAAAACGTGATGACATGTTACTTACATTTGCGGGATTTGCAAAAAATGGATCGCCTTATCTAGCTGACATAATGAATTTAACAATGGATAATTTTAACGACAAATTAAGAAATGTAAAGATAAGTTTGCAAACTCTTACCCCAGATGTATTAGATACTATACAAAGAAAAAATATTTCTACTGATAAACTTCTTAGAATTATGGATCAATTGAGAGATATAAAAGTAAATTCAGAACTTATAATAGGATTGCCAGGAGAAACAGCTGATAGTTGGGCTGATACTTTATTCAAACATCCAGAATTAGGAATAGATTTTGCTAGAGCTTATCCATTATATGTTTTGCCTAATACGCCTATGGCTACACAAGATTATAGAACAAAGCATAAAATTAAAACAAAAAAGATTACTTTGCCCAACAAAGAAACGTTCGAAATGATATATGAGTGTAGTAGCTATGACCTAGAGGAAATTACACAAATATATTTAAACTGGTGGTACTTTAATACTTTCTATAATTTTGGTATAGACAAAACTATAACAAAAGATAACATGAAGGATTTTTTTGCAAATTTAAAAGACATGCCATTTATGAGTTGTTGTGTTGAAGAAGTAACAAATATATTACATAGAATATTCAAGCCAGAAAATGAAATGCTATTAGAGGGATATGATTATAATTTTTTACATAAACAATTAGGCAGAGGAAAAGAACTGCTTTACATGAAGAAACATAGTAAAACTGTACAGGAAGAATTAGGAATAAAATTTCAAATAAACAATGATGATAAAGAACTAGGGAGCGCCTTTGCGTATATAAAATGAAAGATATAATTTTTACACCTTTAGCAATACCACCAATTCCAAATAAACAAAAAATATTGGATAGATTTAATGCACCAGATTTTTATATTTGGTGGGACGAAGAAACACTGCTAGGAGAAAAAGAAAACAACAATCCTTTAGGCAATCCTCAGGAATGGACAAAAAACGCAAAAGAAAATTATTCCGAACTTATAGATTGGATTGAAACATATATACCTTGTGACGACTTTTACTATATTCGTATAGCAAGGGCAAAACATGAGATACCACCGCATATTGATGGCAATGCAGTAGAACCTACGCATAAACACCATCTAGCAATTATGCCTGAAACACTAGAATATAATATGGCTCATGAACCAATTGGTTATCGTTTTGTTGTAGCAGGTAGTAAAGATAAAATGTATATGTGTAAGGAACATGATTACACACGTGATATGACTTGGCAAGAAAAACATAGATGTATTGTGCCTGACGAAACAGATGCATTCTTAATACGCAATCAAGACCAAGCACATGGAGTTGAAGCAGATACTGAGGATAGACTTATTGGTTTTATACTTGGAAAAGTAAATGCCAAGAAGCACTGGGACCTAATAGAAAAAAGCGTAAGTAAGTATAGCGATAAAGTAATAAGGAAACAAGATGTATTCGATGCATGACGGTGCAAATATAAGTGTACACCAAGAGGTAGCAAATAAATTAAAACCTAAAACCTGTGTAGAAATAGGAACATACTACGGAGGTATCACTTACAAGTTAAGTAAATTATTACCTGATAGTCATTTCTTTGCTGTGCAAAGTTATCACGATCATAAACTTAATCATATGCCAGATACTGACAGGGGCGAATATAGCATAGGGCAAGCAAAACAAGATAAAAGTAAAGGACTTGATAAAGATTTAAAAGATCAAGATTGGAAGCGTAGTGTTAAAAGACACTTTCCAGAAGAATATCACGGTTATTTTGATTTTAATCTACTAGCAAAAACATTCGAAGATTGCAACAATGTAAGCATCATTTTAGATACTAGTCCTTTTAAGTATGATTGGAAAATTGGTTTTGACTTAGCAATATTTGATGTTTCACCTTTACTAGAAGAAAACGTTAAACAATTTAATTATTGGTGCAAGTACGGTAATCATCATGCTAATATACTAATGGGTGCATATAATCATCAACAGGAATTTTATGATTATGTAGACAAAAGATATAAGGCAGAAAAAATAGGAAATGATTATGTTCTCGTGTGCATATGAGTTAAACATAGATATCTCTCAAGTACGAGAAGAATTACTGCATCTTAACAATCCTAAATACAAATATGCAGGTTATGACGATATGTGCTTTTATGTTTCTGATGAAACAGTCGAGCAACAGGGTTGTGATGCTATTATAAATTTTAAAGAAATATTTAACAACGGTTTTGTTGATGGCATACGTTTTCTAAATATGTATCCTGGACAAAAATATTTGCCACATGTTGATAGTAACGAACAAAATTTTCACAAAGATATTCCTATGGATATACAACATCCTGGTAATGTAAACATACTTCTTAGCAAGCCTGTAGGAGATACTACTGTATGGTATATTGATCCTGAACTTAGAAAGTTATGGCCTTGGGCATTTTCAAATAACGGAGATTTATTTCCTGATAGTGTTAACGAATATATTTCCTCTGATACAATGGGACAAGATATGACTACACTACAAGAAGTAGACAGATTCAGATTAACAGACAAGGCAACATTGTTTAACACATCAGCACATCACACAATTATAAGCGAAGACGTAGAACAACCAAGATCAAGTGCTTGTTTTATATTTTGGCCCTACAATAGTTGGCAAGGAATTGTTGAAGCAGTTAAGGCAAAAGGAGTTATTTTAGCAAGATGAGAAGTGCATACAATTTAAATATTGATTCGGACTCTTTAAGAACTGATCTTAATTATATTGATAACATATGGAATGATTTATCGCAAGAATACAAAGACAAAATGGACTGCAAAGTATTTGATGAAAATGTTTATTATGTTTCAAAAAAAGTAGTCAAAGATTTAAAACTTGACGGACTTTTAAATATGTTTAATATTTTTGAAGATGCATTTTTAGATCATTTTAAAATTATGCAGATGATGCCTGGAGAATTATATGGATACCATATTGATAATAATAAACATAATATCCATAATGAAATTCCCCAACATATGACTTGTCCGGCGGCTGTAAATATTTTGCTTAGTGAACCTGTAGGAGATATAACATTTTTTGGATTTGACAAACAACTTAATAAGTATAAAAGCTGGGACAAAAGAAATTTGCCACGCAATGATACAGAAGAATTCGAAATTATAGATAAATTTGAAACAAAAAAAGATGCTGTTTTACTTAACATTGGCAACTGGCATAGAATTGAATCAAGCCATAATCAACCAAGAAAAATAGCAAGTTTTTTGCTTTGGCCTTACAATACATGGGAAAATTATGTAAGGTATTGTAAATGGAAAGGACTAATTAATGAATAAGAAACACTTACCTAGTATACATAATTACAATTTAGATATTGACCTAAAACAATTACAAGATGCTTGTGACACACTTGCAGGAAAATTTGTTGATGTAAAAACAGCAAATCCAATGTTGTGTGATAACCATATGGAATTAGTTGCTCATGTTTATGATAACTTTGAACAAATTAATTTGACTACACCTAGTGAAATATTACCCTATACTGCAAGTATTAAGGAAAGATTAAAACGTAAAGAAGAACATTTATATAATGTGCCTACAGAAGATTACACAGGAAGTTATTTTGAAAAAATAATTACACAACTAAAAGCACCAGCAAGCAGAATTAGAATTACGAAACTTGCTCCAGGAAAAAATATCCCGTTCCATGTTGACTATGATGTAAGTTATGCTGTTAGATGTATTGTACCTATTTACGGAGACAAACAAGTAATAAATTTATTTAAACGTGAAGGTAAACTAGAAGCATATAATTTAGATAACGGAAATGCTTATTTCCTTAACATTGGATATCCACATGCCGTTGTAAACATGAGTAGCAAACCTAGAATTGCTCTTATGTTTAGTCTTAATGGTACAGATGATTTAGAAAATGTTTAATGAATATTTTTTAGAATGTAATATAGGTGTTACATCTGCCTGGCAAGACTATGCAAAGGAAATTGTAGACACTTATAAAAAAGATTGCGAAATCACAGAATCTAAACCTGTTCCCATTTTAAAAATAGATGAACACATAAAAATATTAGAACCTTTAAAAAATTACAAAAAATATTTAAGCGGACATTTTAGAATATTAATTATTAAACCAGGAGAACATGTGCATCATCACCTTGATGTAAATGTTCAAGGACAATATAGTCTTATACCAAAAGGAAAACAAATAACAGCGGTTTTAAATTTTCCAATTTACGGAACAGGTGATTGCGATACTATATGGGAAGAGCCTAATTGTGAAATAAACGATCCAAGAATCTTTTATACCAATCCAGAAAAAGCAAAAAGTATAAAATGGAAATTTTTAGATAAGATTACTGTAAAAGAACTTCCAGTATTATTAAATACTGCGGTATGGCACAAAGTTCAGCCACCACAAAAAGAAAGAGCTTTAATAAGTTTTGTGTGTAATACAGAATATAATTGGGAAACTTTACACAACGTATTTAATAATTAAATAGTTTTATATCTTTGTCATAATACTGAGCAATTAAATTATATGTGTTTTTATCTTCAATTTTATAATTATTAATTTTCATTCCGTTAATTATTGGCAATTTTATGTCAACACCAAATTCATTATGTAAAACTTTTTCTATACCGTCTTCTATTTTGTAGAAAACTGTATTTTCATCTAACCAATCACTTTGACACCTCCAGCTAGGAGGACCCCAGTCGTAATCTACTTTCATTATTTTTTGTTGCACAAACTCTTCAAAAGTTTCTTGTACTTTGTACCTTTTTTTGCAATACCAATACCTTGAAACTGTTCTGTCCCAAGGGTTTCTTACAAATGCAACCTTTGGCTTGTCTATTTTAATATCTTTTGCAGGTATGTGTGTTTGCTGAGTATCATTGTAGTGAATACGCACATCATAATTTTCATTGTAGTGATTGTCACCATTCCAAACATCAAGTTTAAGAGCTGTCAGAATACTTGTTCCTGCACATTTAGGAATGTGTAATAATATTTTATTTTTGAATTCTAGCATATAATATTTCTTCCATTTGGTGAAATAGATAACTGTGTGTGGTTTGGAAACTTACATGGTTTGAAATTGTTATACTATCTATATCTGTTAAAATAACTTTACCTTGTGAATATATCATATTATATAAATGGAGATCATTATGGTAAATCATTTTACCATTACAATATTTTTTAGAAAGTTCTAAAAAGTTCTTCCAAATATCATTTATTTGAACATAAATTTCAACCATATCTTGTGCATTAGCTTTTATGTCTTTTAAATATTTTCCAACAGATATACCTTCAACGTATTCATAAACAATTGAATTACTATCATACTCTAATATTGTTGGAAGAAAGTTTGGTTTTTCTGCTATCAATATATCAAGCGCCTCTTTATCTACAGGCCACTGACTTTCTTTGATAACTGTATTTCCCTTTCTAGTTAGACTGTTGTTATAAAATCTTTTTCTTTCCATTATATAATTATTCTCGTATGTGGCTGTTTAGGATATGATCTATTATAAAAATCTATATTATTGTGTACAGTATGTTTTGGTAACTTTATAAAGTCTTTAGTATGCAATGGATATCCTACTCCTAAAAATAACACAATATTATTTACATGTAAATTATAACTAGCAAAAAGATTTGGGTCAATTAGTTCTTTATCTATGCATCTACATAATCCTGTTCTAAGACCAATTTCATTTGCCGCTAATCCTAAAGCTCCCGCAGAAATGCCTATTTCAATACCAACAGTAGTTTGATTTTCAGAAATTTTTTCATTACGTATATAAACAAATAATACGTTTGCATTTACTTGCGGATTTTGAACTTGTCCTGCTTCCACTCTTTTTTTATGATCTCCTTCCCAATCGTCATCACTTACACTAGCTTTTTCTAAATGTTTTATTATATTCCTATTGGTAATTGCTATTAGCGTAAAATTTTGTAAACTTTGTTTTGTTGGAGTGGCGTGTCCAATATCTAAAAGTTTTTCAATAGTTTCTTTATCTATAATTTTATCATAGTTCCAGTTACGTTGGCAAAAATTAAAGTTCTTTGTATTTTGTAAAAAATTATCTAATTTTTCCATCTTTCTCTCACTTGTTTTGTAATGAATGGCCAACCACTAAGATTAAGTCTTTCGCCAGTACATGGTTCTACCCAATGGTCAAACCCTGTACGCATTATTACAAGTCTGTTGCGTTTTGGCAATATACGCATATCTTCTGTACATAGTTCTCCATCAGTTTCGTCTGTAAGATAAAGCATCCATACCCAGTCGCCATATACTTCTGGATCTTCTTTGTGCTTGCCTATACGACTACTAGGAGTAAACTTTTTTGCAAACAGTTGCATAGGTTCTAAATCTTTTGTAGGTAAACTTTTACCAATATGTTCACCTATTTCGTTTAATAATTTTAGTCTGTGTGGAGAAGTCCTAATATCATTTTTAATCATTTGCCATTCGTAGTCTGTATATTCGCCTACATGTGATCCTGTTTCACTATCTAATTGTAAAAGTTCTCCCTTGCAAAGTTCGTCTAGTTGTTGTAGATAGTCTTTGTCAAATATGCTATCAAGTACTATAACCGTGTTCACGCTCCCAATCCTTCCAAGTTGTGTTTGTATCTTCTAGCCATTGATTGTTGTGATCTTTTCTTGTGCTTTTCGGACCATTAACACTTGCAACAGCATGAAGTCTTACACTTTTAGCTGGTACCACACAATGAGGCTTAGCTGTGTTAAGGATAAATGCTTCACCCGGTTTACGGAACACACTTCCGTCACTAGTTTCAATACTACTAGTAATACCTTCACCGTCGTTATTCAATACATGATGATATCTAAATCCTGTATCACCATCTGTGTGCCATTGAAATTCGCAGTCATGTTCCATATAACTAAACCAATAATTACTTCTTAGATCTGGTATTGCTTGTTCAAGTTCTTTCCAATATTTGTTTCCTAGTTCTCTAAAATCATTGTGTACAAAACAGTATATGTTCAACCATTGATGGTCTTCTATTCTTGCATTCTCTTTACGTAGTTTTACATAATAAAGCACACCAGTTTTATATTGTGTTTCTGTAACATAATTTAACCAATTAGATTCTTCTTTCATATCAAACCCACGTAGGCCATTATATATGTCTCTCTTACTCATTAGATCTTTTGGACGTTGCATATAAACATTTAGATAAGTTTGGTCACCAAAACTTAGATCAGGCCAAATTTCTTCAGTCATGTTATAAAATAAAGTAGTAAGTTCTTTTGTATCACTTATAGGATCACAGTGAACAAAACCTTCGGTCATTTGGGGATTAAACATTTTGCAACTTCCTCTATTGGTTCTTCAAAACATATTTGAAAATTATATCTTGGGTATTCGTTATTATTTACATAGTGTGGTAATTGTGTATTAAAAAGATAAGGAGTTCTAAATTCTATAACAGGACCATCCTCAAAATAGCATGGAGCATAATTTCTATGCCATAGCAGTGGAATTATTAATACAGTATTTCTTTTCCATTTAGGATTATCTATATGAGAAATAACTTTACTAAAAGGTTCTTGATGAACAAAGAATGTATAGCTGTTCAAATTAAATCTGTTAAAATAATCTAAGTTTATATCCCAGCATAGATTACCATCTTTTTTTCCGCTTACAGTATCATATGCTTTAAAATCTGCCTCATCTGATTGTACTAAGTTTTCTAAAAACTCTACATCTTCTTTGCTTATAAAATCTACAGGAACAAAATATGGTATCATTGAACGAAACTCCTAATCATATGTACAGTTTCGTCACATGCTGATATATTCAAGGTAAGCCATATACTATCATTTGCACTTGCATTAAACAACCAATGTTTTTTGTTTGTGTTAAGATAGTATAATTTACCTGTTTCCCATTGTAATGGTTTGTAATTATTTTCGTCACCATACATCCAGCAAAATCCAGGAGGATTTGCATTTTCAATTGGTACAATTAATCTAAAAGTATCTGGAGCACCTTTTTTACCACCATCATGATGAGGTGGAAAATATCCTCCTGGCGGCAATCTTAAAAATTGTGTTCTTCCTAAATAAGGTTTCCAAGGTTCTAATAATTTTTGTATGGTCTTACTACTTTCATATACTTCAGTTGGAGTCTTAAAATCGCTATCTGCATTTACTCCTTGTACCATTAGTGTGCCTGTAAAGCCTTCTAAACTGCCATCTAAACTAGTAACATTGATACAGTCTCTAGGAATATTTGGTTTATCAGGATTATATTTTATCCATTCATAGTTTTTTAATTCTTCTAGGACTTGACTGCAATTTATTTTTGGTTGCTTCAAGTGTAGGAAATCTCCGTATTGAGCAATTATATTATGTAAGTGCCAGCTCATTAATTACTTCCTTTACTGCATCATCAATAGTGATTGTTTCTAATAGTTGTGGATTACTTTCCAATATAGGATTTCCTTTAGTAAATCCCCATGTGAGATAAGGTTGCTTAAATTTTTTACTCATATGTTCTAGTGTAATTTTATTGTCCTTTTTTATAATATCCCAATGATCTGTAACCTTTGCTTCTGTAATTTTACTGCCAATATTAATACATTTAATTTTGTTACGATATGCTCTTATACTAATATTAACTTGGGCGTTGCCGATATCTGCACAATTTATCATACAATCCATCTTATTTTCAAATACTTTTTCTATATCAAAATGTAAATCATATCCTGTTGCTCTACTATAACCTTTAACAACGTGTCCTAGTTCTTTGCATTCTTTGGCAATATGTTTTCCAAAGCCGCTTGTATGACCAGTTATGCCAATCGTAAGACCCATTGCAGTCCTCCTAAGGGAATTTCTTCTTGTGTAATTTTCCAATTATAAAAACTATGTTCTTGAAACCATTCTAGTAGTTTAGGATTTTCTTCTCTACTTACCCATATATCTTTATAGCCCATATCAAGTGCCATTTTTGTACTAAAACCTAATGTAGCATTTCCTCTTTGCAAGTCATCTTTCATTGTACCCCAATCATAATTTCGATCACGAGTATGACGGCTCATAATTCTAATGCCGCCGTTGTATTCTGGTCTAGCAATACCAGCACTGTAATAAATTAAATGAGGATCCCAACCCATGCGGGCAAACTTGGTATGTTCAAACAAAGGCCACTTGCTATAGTTATCTGCATGTTTGTGTCCTTGTGTTTTTTCAAACAGTTCTTTAATATCCTCTATGTGAGGTTCAATCTCTTCTAAACGCCATTTCATGATGATCTTTATGGTTTCCTTCGAACGGTGCGATTAAATTTACCCAAATATTATTAATCGGACCTTTGCTGTCATGCCCCCAAAAGTTCAATGCGCCAAAGCCAAAGTAGGCTAAAGCATAAATTATTGCTAATACTATAATTGCCTTGTATCCAAAAATTAAAGTAAGTAATATTGCATTTGTAATATAAATTAAGTTTCTATGTTTGTGAAAAAATACTACTCTAGGATTTGAAATCATATCCTTTAAAAATTTACGCGGAATGCTATCTACTCTCCATAAACTAAACAATATAGAATACCAAGGTTGATATTTTGCACTATGCGGATCTTTCGGTGTATCTGCATATGCATGATGCATACGGTGTACACCTACCCATCCTAATGGACTTCTATTTCCACATAATAAACCGCAGTAAAGCATGACAACTTCTTGCCAAGGTGTTGCAGAAAATTCTCTGTGTGAAAAATATCTATGATAACCATATGTAATACCAATAGTAACAATAAGCATATAGGCTAGATAAGAGAAGAGGATAAGATATAGTACTTGCATACTATTACTTATCTCTGTTGTTATGGGGGGTTATTAAACTAGGTTCACCCAAGCACCGTTTTCATAGCCTTGGAATTTATTATCACTTGTATTGTAAATAACCATTCCGTTAGCCGCTGTAAGTGCATTACGTTGTGTAGTTGTTAATGAACCAAATTGTACAAAGCCAGTTGCTTTAGCATTACCTAAAACTTCTAATGCCTCAGTTGGTGCTGTAAAGTCTGAGTTTGCAGGCTCTATTTTTAATTTTAGTCCACCGGCTACTGTATAGCTATCGTACATTGTAATACCATTTGTACCATTATCATGATGACTTAGATAAGTGTTACCGGTACGTGTTTGTATAACAAATTTTTGTTGTGTGCGATCTAAAACTCTGTGTGTAGCTATAACTACAGTTCCATCTGCAGGTGCTTCATTGTAAATAAATTCTACTCTTGGAGAAGTATCAATACCTCCTATACCAAATGTTTTGATATGATCTCCACCTCTTGAAATTACGCCTTCGTTGGTATCGACTCTTGCACTAACGACACTATTAACAGCATCAACTAGCAATGTTGAATCGTCACCATAAATAGATCCGTTTATATCACCATCTAAGTTACCAACAACATTTCCGAAGTGTGTTCCTGTTGTATTTCCAACAACGTTACCTGTAACAGAACCTGTTACATCACCTGTCAAAGTACCAACTAAATTAGTTGCTGTAACTGATGTAGTTTCTACTGGAGCAACAATTTTGCCATTGATTGCGTCAACTAGGAGCGTTGAATCATCACCATAAATGTTACCTCTTACGTCTACTGCTGGATTGTCTGTAGCGGCCCATTGTGATCCGTTATATACAAGTATTTGATCGTTTTGTGCGGCCAATGCCTGCACGTTACCTAAGTCTTCTAAATTCTGTGTTGATACAGATACTGGAGTTCCACCTGTTAAAGCCCCGTCTCCTACAAATACTTCTTTTGTGTCAGTGGTATAAACAAGTTCACCTTCTGCAGGTACATATCCTGGGTTGGATTGTAATTGCGTCTTTGTGCCTCGTTTGATTCGTAAAGTACCCATGTAATGCTCCTAATTCATTGTTATATGTATTTATATCAAAACAATGATAAACTTACTTTTTCTTTTTTGTGGGATTCTTTAAAAAAGCCCTTGTTTTTTTCTGTACATCACGCTTTACTTTGGCTGTATTAAGCCTAAAATCAACATGCTTTATATCTTTACCATACTCGTTGAATAGTTCAGCTATTGCATCGTCTAAATTAGCGCCAGTACTACGTTTAGCATTGCAATCTATTTCCCATATCTTACCTCCTCTAAATTCAACTCTAATAGATTGAAGGTAGTTTATGGGAATAGTTTGAATGTCTATGTCACGAAAAACCTCAGGCCAGTGCCTAATTACATCATTAGGCAGTTGCTTTGGCACTTGACTTCTTCTTTACAGTAGGAACAAGCTCTTCTGCTTGTGCTCTAAGTGCCTTTGCTTCTTTGTAAAGTCTGTCTGCGTCTGAACGATATTTAGCGGCCAAATCAGCATCGGATAATACACCGTCGTTTGGTGCTTGTAAATTAGCGGTTTGTGCTTCAGCTACTACGTTTTTATCAGCAGTCTTTGGGATTTCGCTAACACTACCAGCTTCAGTAATTGTTGTACCTGGTGCAGGTTCGTTAGGATCTTTCAATGCTAAATCTGCAATAGTAACACCTTTTTGCTCTGCAATAATTTTGTTTAGTTCATCTAAACCAATCTGCGTTGCAGTGTTTGGTGTCATTTCAACATCAGCCATTTTGGTTAGTTGTAGCTTGCCAGTTGAGTGAAACCTAGCTAACATATTAGCACCATCGCTTAATTGTGTTCTCGCCATAACTTCAGCAAATTCAAATGCTGTCTGAGCTGAATTACTTTCAACTGTTTTAATCAACGTATCATGATCGGCATCACTTAAAGTAGCAGTGTCAATTACTAGTGCGTTCTCTGGTGGATTCTCACCTGGAACAACTCTATATGCAACTACAACCTTACGTTGGTTACTTTTTAATCTGCCTACGTGTTTAATTTCGGCCATTACTTGTCTCCTTTAGGTGCTTCCGCTGGAGCAGTTCCTTCATTTTTCTTTTTAGCTTCTTCTTCAGCTTTTTGAACTGTCTGTAGGAAAGCATCAAGTTTATTAAATGTTTTACCAACTGCTTCCATTTCGTTGGCTTTGAATGCACCTCTTTGTGATGCAACATCAATAATTGATCTTAGTACTCCAAGATCTTGAACAGTAAGTTCAACGGGTGCAGTTGATACACCTGCGTTTGGTGCTTCACCTGCTGGTGCCGCTGTCGGCGCCGCTTGAGCTTCTGCTTTTTTAGTTTCTTCTGACATATTATTCACTCCTTATGTATTATATATGTACTTTATATTTACTTGTATTTCAAATGTGGACACGCCAAAACGAAATAAGATAGTTCTTTTGGATCTTCAAATCCTGCTCTAAGAACTGTATCTATCTTATTTTCCTTGGTAAGACCTACTGCTTTTTTGAGGAAATATCGCTTTTTTAGGTTAGATTCTATCCATTTACTTATGGCACTTTCCATATTATATGTGTGTGGTAAATCAATCGTAGCAAGATGAGGTGGCTGAAATTTAAGCCTCCTTATCTCAAAAAAGTCCTGGGCTGTAATTTTGTTTGCGATCAAGCCGCCTCCTCTTCGTAGTGGGCAGTTACACCGAATGGAGCCTTTGTATTTTTATCATGATGACCATGAATAATAAACACGGTTTCACAGTAGTCTGCTTCACCCCAGCTACCAAATGGATATCCGTCTGTAAACATAATAAACTTCTTAGGCGTAATATCGTTTTCTTTCATATACTCCCAGTTACACATAAACTCAGTGCCACCACCGCCTTGTACATCATAGTCCATTAAGTCTTCTCCGCCATCTGCACTAAAGTCTGCTTCGTTGTAAACGGCAGTATCAAAACACCATAACTTGATGTTGTAATCTTTGTACTCGTCCATAATACCTTTTACTTCACTAAGGAATACTTTTGCTTGACTATCACCTATAGAGCCACTCATATCAATTCCTATAGCAACATCAATAGTATCCATAAAGTTCATACCAGGAAGTACTGCACCAGTATGCCAACCTTTACGTGAAGGACGACTAAATGTGTAATCATTTCTAATTGTAGATTGAATTTGCTGACGCAACAATTCACGCCAGTTCATTTTAGGTTCTGTTAATTCTTTGATAATACGTTGCACTTCTTTAGGTGTATTACCAGCACCTGCCGCCTGTGCAGAACTTATCATGTTTTCTTTTATTTCGTCACGTATCTTTTTAAGTTCATCTTTTGTATATGTAGGTCTACCTTCGCCTTTTTCGGCTTTTTTACCTTTTGAATCTTTAGAATCACTTTCTGGAGCTTCTTCCCAGTCTACGTGTTCGTCAAGTAAATCACCTAATTGCTTTAGATACTCTTGACCGTTCTCTTCTGCTTTCTTAAATAATTCATCATATACTGCTTCACTAGTCCAACCTTCATATTTGAAGTCTTGATAACACTGAACAAGTTTTACCATCTCACCAATACGATCACGTACCAGTGTATTGTTTACGATGTAATCACACGCGATATTGTGTAAAATAGGAATACGACCTTCTCGTCTAACGATATGATCAAAGACACAATGCAATATTTCGTGTGCGATTACAAATTCTATTTCTTTGTTAGAAAGTGCATTAAAAAATTGTGTATTGTAATACAAATGTCTGCCGTCTGTTGCGGCAGTAGGACACCAGTCATCACAATGTTTAACAATAAGTCTAGTAGCCATGTTACCAAAGAATGGATGTCTTAGAAGCAAACCAACCCTTGCTACAATAATTCTATCAGCTACATCTATTCTCATAGCTTCTAGTTCTTCTTTTGTAATGTCTGGATTTGGTTGAAAACCTTTTGTTTCTATGCCCATAATTTGTACTCCTTCAGTGCCTTATTGTTCTTACAGTATACTATATTTACTATCATATGTCAACAGTTTTGGAGAAATACTGGACAAGGTCTTAGTATGCCTTGTCCAATATCCCCACGCCTTAGGCGCTTTGTGCGGCTGAAATATACTTACCAAAACGCTCATGGAACTCATCAAAACACTCAACTTCATCTGGATCGATTGGAAGAGAGTATTGTGTAAGAGCAAGTTTGATACCCATGACAACCAATTCAGTATCAAAATTATCCATTGCAAAACGTAAAAAGTTGTTTACTTTATTGTCAAACTTTTTATCGTTCTTATCGCAAGCGTCTTTAAGTTCATAGCAAAGTGAAACAGTCAAGGAATACATGGCACTGATTTCTTTAGTTTCACACTTCTCAACCTTACCTAAAAGTATTTCAGTAGGATCAGGAAGTTTCGAAGCAACCTTACGATGCGCCATAAACTTAACGGCAAGTCCTTCGCCGACAGAACCACTAACTAAATCAGTAGTGGTATTCTCGTCATCATCATCTTCAATAAGTTCAGATACAAATGACCAAGAACGAGGTGTAGCAAATGAACGGCTTGGACTTTTAGGATCAAAGTCATACAAGTCTTTCTTGCTAAAATTCAAATAACCAACAACATCAGGATGTATATGGTTTTCAGTTGCCCACTGCATCCAGTCATCAAAATCAACTGCAAGCTCTAAGTGAACAAATCTGTTTGCCAACGGAGCAGGCATTCTATAAGTAACACCTTTGTCAGCTTCTCTATTACCAGCCGCAACAATAAGAACATTATCGGGCAGTTTGTATTGTCCAATACGTCTGTTTAGAATAAGTTGGTAAGCCGCCGCCTGTACTGCCGGTGCCGCAGAATTCATTTCGTCTAAGAATAAAACAACATATTTGAACTTCTTAGCAAACTCTTCTGTTGGAAGTTCTTGCGGTGGTGCCCAAGCCATTACATTATCGTTGGCCGCATAATATGGAATACCTTTAATATCTGTAGGTTCCCAAAGTGACAAACGAATGTCAATCAAATGTGAATTCTTAAGCGATTCTGTAATCTGTCCAACAACATCAGATTTACCAATGCCTGGAGGTCCCCACATAAAGATAGGACGTTTTTTCTTGAATGCCCTCATAATGCTTTTTTTAGCTTGATTGGGCGATACTGTACGTAGTGCGGTAGTTTCCATTGTATATTCCTCTTTCATTTTTTATCAGTGCCATACTTAATTTCTAAGTATGTATATATAATACACTCGTTCTACTCAAAGGTCAACCTATTTTGGACAAATAATTTGGTTTATTATAAAAGATAGCAAAAGAAATCACCACCATTTTAGGCGTCTAAAATGCACGATTTTGGTGTCTAAATGGCTCTTAAATGCCATTTAACGCTTTTCTGGGGTGTTAGTATGTATTACTCGTGTCTTTTCATTGCTTTTGTAAGACCGTATTTGCGTAGATCTCCGCTGAAAAGATGCAGTTCCATACTCTTTTTTTCATCTGTAACCCATATACTACGATTAGTAAGGTAGTATGGACAAGTAATAAATTGGTCTAAAAAGATATATGTCTGGGTAGTAAATTTGAAATCTTTTGGAAAAGGTATTTCATACATTTGTATTTCTAAAGTATCATGCAAGAAATCAAAGCCATCTTCTGTAAGACGTAAACCGCCTTCAGTTTTGCCTCTATTGTTCTGCCACCAGTCCGCCATATACTGCTTAATATTAGCGTCACTAATAGCGATGTCTGATTGCTTTAAGAATACCTTAGTGTATGTTTCTTTCCAGTTCATTCATCTGTAACCAGTTCGCCCGATGTCAGCTTGTATACAGCGAAGTCTTCGCTTTTGAAAAGATCATTTAGTTTCTTTGCTAGATTGTGTGCATGTCCTGGATTGGAGAAAGATACTTTCTTATACTTAGGACCTGGATAATTCGTAATTGCGTTTGATGTTTTTAGATTGAATGGAGCGCCTTTATAGAACACTGCCCATATGGCTTCTGCTTGCAAAACTTGCTCACACTTGTAAGATGCTTTGTCTACATTCTCTAAAATAATTGTTGGTTTTGGTCTACTCATATGCGTAATCCTTTTAATTAACTACGCATATATTTATCTTTTTTTAGTAGAAAACTACTAGTATTTCACTTGTTTTGCCGTTAAAGCACCTAGTATTTGCCTAAGTTCTTTTTCGCTTACACAAAATACATTTTGTATCTTCCTAGGATACTTGTATTCAAGCAACAGTTTTTGTACTAGAGTAGGATAAACTGCTGGATCAACAACATCTGATTGACATTGTTCTTGAGTCTCAAATGTTGGTTCTGTAAATACGTAGATATCTCTATCAGCAGTGATATCAGCATTTGGATCAAGTAGAAATAAAACTACAATAAACCACTTCATTTCCAATCACTCCCACCGTCCATAGTTACAGTTACTACTTCTTCGTCAGCATTAGATTTGTTATCAATAATAAGTTTTTCTAATCTTCCTTGATGGTTTGCCATTACAGTTCCTAAAGCATAGGCAAGTGCTTTTGCTTGTGTTAATGGAATCCTAATTTCTTTTTGATTACTTGCTTCAGCAGTCTTAACAATTTGTATAAACTGCTGAATTGGTATAGTGTTAATTGGCTCGTTTGTTTGCATCTGATAATTCCTGTCTCATAGTAAATTCAGTTTTGAAAGGTCCTTTATATTCATACTTTTCAAGTGTTACTAACTTAGGACAGAAACTTCGTACCCAACCTTTATCAAAATGAATAATGTAATAGCCCGCCGCATACAAGCTCTTAGATTTTTTACTTTTAGTAAAAAGCGGTAATTTCTTTTGTACATTGTACATTACATTATAAGGTGTACTAGATGTTGAAAAACCGTGTATTTCTTTTACTGCATTACTACCATCTGAAATAGTTGCTTTATCAAAACTTAATCCACCTATGTAATTGTTGAAAGCCTTTATATCAGTAAAATAGTCTGTGCCTGTAGAACAACTATACATATACCTTTTGTCTTCTTGTTTAGAAAGTGTGCCGATTCTTTCGCCATCTTTCTCAACAATCCAAAATTTATTTTTTAGTATTGGTTTTGCCTTTATTGTCATTTTTACCTCCATTATGTGTACCTCGCATTAAGCGGGTCAGCATAAAGTTGAATGTTATCTGCAATACGTTGCATATCATGTTTTGCACAAAATTTCATTAGTCGCATACCTACTTGTGTAACTGCTTTAGGTTGTTCCATAGCATCTTCTACTACATCGTTAATTATACTTCTAATATTACCTGGCTGTGCAGTCAAGTCGCAAAGTACCACGTTACGTTGATAGTCATCTAATACACGATGCTCTACACCATCGTGATCTGTCCAACGTTGTAGCATCATGTTATTCCAATTAAAGCCTTTAGTTTCTCTATCTTCAAATGCTTCAATTAGTCCGACTTTGTTCTTAGTGCCTTTTGTTCTTACACCAGGATAAGCACTAAACACATTGTCACTTGTGTCACCTCGCATACACTTCTCAAACAACATAAATTGTGGATTAGGTGCAGGCTTAGGTTCTCCTGTCTTTTTGTCAAGTACGGGTTTCTTCTTCTTATCGTCAAAGTAACCTTCGTGTGTAATTACTGTATTGCTAACACCATTGTATTGTTTTACGTTAGGTGCAATAAGTTGTGCAAAGTCACCGTCAGTACTAATAATAACATGATTATCATTAGGGTGTGCTTGTATCCAACCTGCAATAAGATCGTCTGCTTCTAGTTC